ATCATTGCCTTAAATAGCTACGATCAGCCTCACACAATCACTCTTATCTGTGAAACTATCTGTGATAAACCTCTCATCGGCTGGAACATAGCCGATGGTTTCTATCCCCTGAATTCTTTAGGGGAATCACAATTGCAAAACATTGATCCGGCTGAAATTAAAGCAGTTAAGCAGTATGGAATAGCAGTAGCTCTAGAGGTATGCAAGAAATTTCAATCAGGTGCAATTCTCATCGTTCACAATCTTCACTGGTTCTGGAATGATCCGAAAACAATGCAGGGCGTTCTCAATTTACGAGAAGTATTTAAGGCTACAAAGCGTAGCTTGATAGGATTAGTTCTGGAATCAGCTATTCCCGGTGATTTACTTCAGTCAGTTAGTTTTGTGGATGAACCTCTGCCCACAGAACAGCAGTTATCTAATAAGGTTTCTGAATTATACAAATCGACGTATGGAAAAGAACTAACTGAATCAGAATCCCAACAATTTGCTATCGAGTTGAGGGGTTCAAGTTCTTTTCGTGCGGAACAGCTAACAGCACAATCACTTACCAAATCGGGAATTGATATCGTTCGCCTGCGAGACAATGCTAGAAAGCAAATCAATGACACACCGGGGTTATCTGTTGAAACCTCAACAGAGGATTTTGACTCGATTGGTGGTTTGCAAGCAATTAGGGAATACCTTGAACGCTATTTCAATGGTCCCCGTAAACCCGCTGTAGTCGTGCGTATTGAAGAAATTGAAAAAGCTTTAGCTGGAGTCTCAACAGAATCTAGTGGCACGTCTGGGGATGCTTTAGGAACGCTCTTAACAGCTATGGAAGACAATAGGTGGACAGGGTTATTAGCTTACGGGGTTTCTGGTTGTGGTAAGTCTTTAGTTGCTAAAGCTGCTGCAAACCATTTCGGGGCAAAAGCTATCCGATTTGATTTGAACGCATGCAAGGGTAGCTTAGTTGGTGAGTCTGAAAAGCAGATTAGGCAAGCTATGCAAGTTCTTCACGCTATTGGTGGTGAAAGGGTTTTCTTTATAGCTTCAATGAATCAGATAGCTAGTTTACCACCAGAACTACGGAGAAGATTTTCAGCCGGAACGTGGTATTTTGACGTACCAAACAAATCAGGCCGTCAACAGATTTGGGATATCTGCTGCAAGCAATTCAATCGGGAATACGATCAATACGATGCTGAAAATCTAACTGGTGCTGATATCAGGGACATAGTTCAGCGTAGCTACGAATTGAATTGCACAATCACGGAAGCTAGCCGATATCACGTACCTCTGTGCAAATCTGCACCTGATGCAATCCGCCAAAGTAGAGCCGATGCACTCGGCAGATACTTGGACGCTAATCACGGGGGACCATACAAGGAATCACAAGACGATTCTAGCAATGGTCGTTCAATCAATTTCAATTCACTATAACCCCTCTAATCTCTGAAATTATCTTCAAACAATCTAGCACAAGGAAACCAAACAATGACTACAGCTACATTAAACAATGAAGTATCAACCGGAATTGATTTTGCTAATGAACTACGTGAAAGCGTAATCGCAATTGAACTACGCAAACAAGCTATCGGCAAAACAAAAGTTCTGACTGGCAATCAGAAAAATGAAATTGCTACTCATTTTGCATCCGATCATCACGCAATTAGTAGCTCTAAACGATTGTTCGATCCATCGCAGCGAAACATTAAGCAAATCAATTCCATTTTGAATGATGCTCGTTCATGTTGGGTAAATATGACTATTGCTTATAGCAAGGGTATCAGGCTAATCAGAAAAGACCAACTACAAAACTTTGTTCGTCAATTCGATTTTCTGGAGAAAGAACTACAAACCGCACTAGCAGCAGCAGACGATAACTACGCTGCTATCTTGGATAGTTCTCGCCGATATATTGGCGATCAATTGTTTAATGAGAGGGACTATCCGAAAAGCTTTAAGGGTTCTGTTTCTATTGCTTGGTCGATACATAATTTTGAACCAAGCGAAGAACTTCTTAAACTTGCTCCTGCTACGTATCGCAGAGAACAGCAGAGGATTGCTAAGCAATTTGAGAATGCTTTGATTAACTATGAAATTGAAGCTAAGGAGCAATTGGCTAATCTCTGCGATAGTCTCTTAAACTCTCTTACTGTTCCAACAGACGGGAAAAGACAGGTATTCAAGGAAGCAACAGCAAACAATTTGCGGGAGTTCTTTAATCGTTTCCGCACAATGGGAATCACTAGCGACAAGGAATTGAATCAGCTAGTTGCACAAGCAGAATCAGCCCTAGGGAATCAGACAATGGGAGCGATTAAACGTGATTCATTCAAGCAACAGAACTTGCGGGAAAAGTTCTCTAGCATCAAGCAACAATTAGAGAATCAATTGATAGACGCGCCTCTCCGTAGTATCGACCTAGATAATCTGGACGATTGATCGACTAGGTTCTATACGCTGGCATTGTGAGGGAATGCCAGCCAGTAGAATTTATTCTCTCCCCTCTAGCACAAGGAAAATACTATGTTCACGTTCAAGCAAAATCAGCAATTCGGACAATCACTAGAATCAGTGACTCACTTACTGGACTACGCGAATCAGATAGGGATTAATACTCAATACATTATTGGTATCGACCAAACAACAGAACAGGAAACGCTCAATACTGTTGCCGCACAATTGGAAGCTATGATTCAAGAAGTTCAAGCAGAACTTGAATTGCAGGAGAGAGGAGTCTGTTCAATTGGTCCCTATGCTGGGGGTATTTGCACTATTTGTGGTGGTCGCCAGCCGTAATCCTTTACCTTGTGCGAACCTCTAGCGGTTCCCTGATTGTGTCATAATCGCTAGAGGTTCTTAATATACGATCAATCACAATCAACCAAATCAGGTGATACTATGTCGATAAAAACGAGACTAGAACAGCTACGGCAATTGCGAGAGGCAACAGAATCACAAGTTCAAAACCATATAAAGAATATGGATACTGAAGAATTAATGGCAAGTTCTCTAGTCATTCAAGCTACACTAATAGAAAACCCCTGTTCTGATTTTATCAATGCTTGTGTGATTCTTCAGCTATTGAAAGCGGATATCGCTATCGTAGAACGCGATATCAGGACTAGAGAAACAGCAGCAGCGAACAATTAGTGGCAAACAATCAATTTAATATAGAGGATATGCTATGTCTGCTAAAATTCGGCGGAATGACAAGGGACAATTTACAAATCAGATTACCGATTTTGAACTAGTTGATATCGGTGTTGAACATAGTCAATACTTTCAAGGATTCGGCAATTGTGGAACAATTTACCAAAATAGCTGTTATGGAATAGGTTCTGACGCTAGAGAGGCATTAGACGATTGTTTAGAGAATGCTAGTCAGCTAACAGAATACAGAACTGATTGGGAAGCATTAGAACGGGACATTCTTAATAAGTATCCTGATTTTGAGAATGCTAAACTGGTCAAGCTTACGGAAGTAGCAGCAGACAGTGAAAACATTTTCTATCATATTGGATTACGTTGGAATGACTAGGCAAACAAGCTTAATCAATTTTATCTAATTCAGTTTTTAATAAGGGAATACTATGCAAACAATCCAGACAAAATATATTCCAGCTACCGACAGGACACCTAGCAGAATCAAGGCTACTGCGAGCAGGGGGGCAAGCGTAACAATTCCATATGGTAGTGATGATAGTTATATCCATTATAGAGCGATTGCACTATTGGCGAGACAACTAAAATGGACATATAGCAGTTTAGTAATTGGAGACATAAAGGGGGGGAAAGTAGCTGTTATGCTGATTGATACGATTATCGACACAACGAGAGGGGAAACCACCTATCTGTCACAAGACACAAAACACAATTGTTGGGACAAGTTAGAACTAGATTGATAGTTTCTATCTAGTTTAATTCTAATCATAATTCAGATTAAAGGGACATATCATGCCAAAGCAAAAGACAATCACAGTGTACGCGTATCACGAACTAGAGGGACAAGCTAAAGATACGGCACGAGACAAGCTAGTTGAAATTATAGGGGGATATGGTTGGGATTCGCCAATTATGGAAGAAATTAAAGAATGCCTAGAGGAATGCGGCATAGATAATCCACAAATAAGTTATTCGGGCTTCTGGTCACAAGGGGATGGATTATCATTCACGGGACAAGTAGAGAACTTGGAAAAGTTTATCAAGACAATCCCTAGTGATTATCGAGATAATTGGTTCGCACTATTCCCTAATTCTGTTGAAATAATTTTTAATAGAACTTCTTCTCTGTATTGCCACGAAAAGACAGTGAATTCTGTGGTATCAATTAGCGGATACCATGATGAGAGTTATTCTTCCCAATTCTGGGAATATGCTAAGAACTTACAGCAGACAATCGAAGCTTGGCGACTGTCTAAATGCAAGGAATTCTATCGCAAGCTAGAGACATATTATGACGATATCACTACAGAAGAGACAATTGCAGAGTATGCCAAAGATGGCATGATGGAATTCACAAAATGGGGAAAACTAGTTTAGATAGTTCTATTTTGAGTACGCTTTGCATTGAATGGGTATAACCAATCAGGACAATTTTTTTTCTGGGAGAATAAACCATGCCACTAACTGAAAATCTGGTTAAAACAGTTGAGAGATATCGGCAATCAATAGCTGATTCAATTACCTTGCAATTGCAGGCTAATGCAAGAATGAGTCAATTAGAAACAATCATATGGAAATCAGCTAAGGGTGATTTTACCTATAGCAAGGACGTTGAAGGTAATTGGTATTGTGAAGCGAAGCAAGATGGAATAGATGGTAAGATAGTTTCGCATGGTCCTTCTGATAATCCTATTGATGCGGCTTTGATCGTACTGCAAGGTTTAGAGGTGTAAACAAAATGAAACTAGATTGGGATAATATGAAACCACTAGAAAAGCTTGTTATAGTATTGATAGGGTTTTGGTGTATCGTTACAATCATGGTTGATTGGTTACATGATGAATTTTAACCAATAGACAAGCAAACAATTTAGACAAGGAAAATCAGACAATGACTACCGAATATAACCATATCAGTTGTGGGATTATCTCTAGCTGCAAAGACTGTCAATCACTCTATGGAATGACTCGATTAGAGATAGAACAGAGTGAGCCAGCCAATGAACCTAGCATTGGCTACAATTGCGATTTATGCGGCAATCCAGGGGGCTTAATGCGGGATGATATCTATGATGGGCATGGGATTGATAGTAAAGGAGCTATCGTCCATTTAGATATCTGTTCTGATTGTTTGGCAAAGCTTTAAGGGGAACAAAATGATTAATAATACCCAGTTCATTTGCATCCTTGGATTGTGCGTATCAAATTGGCTAACATATATCGCATTGAAGAGAACCATACAATCTACGATCAGACTAGCCCAGGCAATACAATTTATGAACAAGCATATCGAGTATAAAAGATAGAGTGTTTCTATCTAGTGTAGTTTTAACAGTTTCAAACAGGAGATTTTATTATGTTGGTATCAGTTGAAGGTAAGGGTAAGAATCAAGAATTGGTTATTCGTGTTCCGATGAGTGAGCGGGATAGCAAGAGCGGCAAGACTATCGTAGTTGCATCCAGTAATGGAAATGTACCAACTACGGCTAGTTACAATGGGAAGCCGATTATTGTGGGACTTAATGCCTATATCAATAAGGACAAGAAATAATGATTAAAGGACATATGCCAGCCTTTCCTTGTTCTAGTCCATTTACTACACAAGGATTAACTTGCCACCAGTTCATTACAATTCAATTGGTATCAAATGCAGTCAGTGATGCTGAATTGGATGTTACACCCCGTACAGTAAAATGGGCCTATGATGCGGCTGATTTGTTTATTGAAGAGTACAATAAACTTAACACAATTCCAGGTAATGAGGACAAGAAATAATGTATAGCGAACTACGTGAAATGTTAGATAAGGTGAAGAATAACTTCAAGCTACCTAGAAGTGAGAAAGCACTAGAAGGATTACTGCGGACAATATGAAGCAGATAGGAAAGTTATTAGAAACACTAGGTAGCCTATTAGAGCTAGAGTTGATGACTTTATATCATACAAGTGCAGATACCCCAACAGCGTTTAATTGCAAGAGTCCTACTTGTTTGATTACTTATCTATCTGTCTCGATAACAATCAATCAGGAGATTATAAGAAGAATCAAGAGTGATATAAACTAATTCAGAATAGGAGATTCAACAGTGTGGAACGGACATACTAAGACAGCAGGGTATTACAGGTTTATGGCAGTAATGGCAGACAAGAGAGGAGACTATGTAGCAGCGAAGTTATTTAGAAACAAGGCAAGGAAAATCAAAACAAGGAGAAAACAAAATGCCTGATGAAAATGAAAAACATGAATTTAGTTGGCCTAAATTCATAAGGTATTGCCGAGACAATGGTATCGGTGAATGGAGTAAACTAGAACCAAAACATTGGGAAGATGTAGAGTGTTGGTGGGATTGTTGGAAATACGGAATCATGGCAGATAGAAAGGTTATCTAATGCGATTTAATTTTGAAAAACCGATTATTGATCCAGAAACAGGTGATGCGATTACACCAGAACAGCTAATCGAACGTATGGATGCTGATATTGCAGGACAACAAAATGCAGTACAAGAAATTCTAAGTAAAATACCTATGCATGTAATTGAGGAATTAGGAGTTTCTATTGCTAATAAAAAGCCGAGAAATATCATTGATGCTTTGGTTCAAGCTAGTATGTTGCTAACATTGATGAACCATATGCAAGAGGATAGCCGAGTTCGCTTGAAAGAGTATCGAGAGAATCAAGCCAAACAAACAGGAACAAATAACTAGAGGGAGTTATGAAAGAAGTTAAAACGCACTATCATAAATGTGAGAAATGCCAAGCAATTTGGGAACACGAAGATCGGGCAGAACCATTTACAGAAAAGCATACTTGTCCAGAGTGTGGTAAATTTGAAAACATTAAGTGTCGTTTAACTGAAGGTGATACTGTGAAATACCCATACCAAGTAGGAGTTACAAAGTGAGTGGAACAATTAATGATTTGTGTTCTTTTCTGGAAGAAGAACTAGAGAACAAGGCGGAAGGAATTGAGATTGATGGGGCCTATCGGTACAGGCTTGGTATGACGCCGACTGTGACTCTACAGATCAAGGTGGTAACAGTTCAAGACATGACAGATAAGGAAACACTAGAGAACTTGGAAGAGTGTTTTAGAAGTGTGGCCGATAGTATTGCCGAGTTCAAGGAAAGGATATCAGTATGAGTACCGTCGAAACAGTTCTGTTAGTTGTGATGGTAGGGCAGTCAGTGGCGATCATGGGATTAACTGTGATGGTTTGTTTGATGCAAAACAAATTGAATAGTGTTATCAGCCATACGGGCGATCATTGCCAACAGCTTGATATGTTAGTTCAAGCAAACAATCATCATGCGATGACATTACATAATTTGTTTGAACGAATTAACGGTCATGATGATGATGATACTGAAAAATGGAAGAGAGGATAAAAATGGATTTAGATAAGCTGATGTTTATTAAACAGGTAGGTCAATGCACAGGGATAGATAAAGATATCTTGGGAGCGGCATTGATGTATAACATTCTCTACAAGAATGTTACCGACAATCATAGATACAATTTCAAGGTAGCTATGTATAGTTTGGTGAAACGGAAGCAGAGAGAACTAAAGGGGGAAGAGAGAAAGCAGATTAATGATATTCAGATTGATACGACTGATGAAGCTTGGGCAGCATTGAACGTACCAGAGCCATTGAAAGAAGATCAGCGTATGAGTGAGATTATTCGTAGATACTCACCAGAACCATTGCCGAATAAGAATGTGTTTGAATATGAAATTGAAGAGAAACAACCAGAACAGAAAAGCTTAGTACGCAAGCTACTTAACAAAGTGGGGATTTGGATATGAATAGATTATTTTTATGGTTACTATTGATATGGGGGATAACAGTTGCCGACTACATTGTTAATCCAACAGACAAATATGTAATTATTAAAGTTCTAGTTTTAACTGTGGTAGTACCTACAGTTTGGGAGAATAAGAAATGACAAGACATGCTTACATTGGTAAGGGTGAACAAGGCAATCCTAATTTTGCACTAGATAACTTGACTAGGCATTGTGTGATTGTAGGGAGTACCGGGAGCGGTAAGACAGGGTTAGGTATTTCTATCTTAGAGTCTTGTCTACTCAATGGAATACCTATTATCGCTATCGACCCTAAAGGTGATATAGGTAATTTACTCTATATGCCTACAGAGTTTGGTAGTGAGGAATTCAAAGCGTTTGATGGGTCTAATGCTATGGATATTCCCGCTATCCATGAGGCTCTAGCACAGGCAACTAAAGACTGTCACAGGGAATGGGGATTGCCCCATCATTTGGGGGAGAGGATTCTAGGGACTACCGATATCAGGCTCTACACTCCAGGGGTAGGGGATACGGGTATGGTTCTCGGCTTGTTTGGTGGGGAAAACCTGCCCAATTCAGGGCTAGAGAGACTAAATGAGGCTTCCGCTTTGGCGAGTTCCTTGCTGTCGATTCTAGGGCTAAAATCAGGGCCTACAGGGGACCATAAGGTTTTGTTAGAACGGGCAATTTGGGCATGTTGGGAAGGTAATAAGTCAGCTACCCCGGAACTTATCAGTAGCTACTTGGAAGTAGGTGATGACCTATACAAGCATGATACGAAACTACTACAGAAGAGATTGGAAACATTGAGCAATAGTTTTGCATTCAAGAAGTGGCAATCTAAACCTACGCTAGATGTAGGTAAGTTGTTTCGGAATGGTGGGGGAGTTCCCTGCTGTTCAATTCTCAACACAGTACAGCTATTACCAGAGGAACAACAGTTCTTTCTAGGGATTCTCTTCAGTAAGATTCTAACTTGGGTTAAGACACAACCAGCTAGCCACGAATTGAAAGCATTGCTTTACATTGATGAATGCCAAGGATTGATACCGGCAATCAGTAATCCAGTGACAAAGCAATTGCTACTTACGCTTATCAAACAGGCTAGAGCGTTTGGACTCGGCATTGTCTTGAGTACGCAGAATCCAGGTGATATCGACTACAAGGCATTGAGCAATGTAGGAACATGGATCACAGGGCTACTCAAAACTGATTTAGATAGAAAGAAAGTTTCACAGGCTATTAACCTAGCAGATCGTGAAATTATCTCTACTTTGAAGAAAAGAGAATTCTTGTATTCCGATACTTTTTCTGGGGAAGAAACTATAAGGTTCAAGAGTAGGCAAACATTGTGCTACTTAAAGGGGCCTATGGATCAGAAAGAGATTCAGCGGGTAACAGGGTGGCGTAGACTTGATAACCGTTTAACGGAATTAGCTTTTAGTTTGGGAGTAGAGGAACATGCAAGCGTATTTGATGAGTGGTATCCAAGGCACCATTTCTGTCCTAATAAGAATGAACTAGTTCAACAGAGAATGGTTGATAACTTGAAGTGGCAGTTGGTTGACATGGCACAGGTAGTTAAGGGAGTAGTAGCATGAGCGGGAGTAACATGGCAACTCATGGGCATAAGTTTCGTTTAGATCGTACCTGTAGGCTTTGTGGTATGGATGTTAGGGATTATCAGGATCAGCTTGCAGATGCACGTATGATCGGGGATGAATACTATGTAGAGATTTGTCCGTATGTAAAACGAGCGAAGACAGCATACAAAACTATTCTGTTTGGGGGTAGTCGAAGTGGGGAAGAGATAGTTGTTGATGCTATGATTTGGGAGAAAAAAGTATTAAGGGTAGATAGGGCTAGATCAGTAACAGACTATAGTTTGCCATATGGTAAGAAACCATATAAGAGGGATTACTTTCAAATAGAAAGTTACAGATTAGAACGTATTGTTGCCTACACTAATACAGAGAGTGAAGAGTATTATTTATGGGTCCATGAGGGTATTATGAACATATCTAGTTTTGCAGGTGATTTACCCTATGATAAGATGTTTGTAATTAGAAGACCTTTGATTCCAAAATTACCTACAGTAGGAGATGTTATGTACCCAACAATAACAGCTGATATCAAACTAAGTTTGCAAGAGTTAGCTGATATGTATGATGGACCAGCAAAAGTGAAACTAGAGGTAAAGCCTAGGAAGGGTATGCCAGAAGTACCAACAGTATCTAAGCCAGCAGCAAGAGTTATCAATGTTGATGACTTGCCCTCATAAAGAGGGGCAGGGTACTTTGAGATATCAGGGGGAGAGAAGTACCCTGCCCAGGGAGTGAGTCATTCAGGGCGATCTTTGGATTCGTAGAGTTCATAGGCACGACGATTGATATATGAATTCAATCCTTGACCTTCTTCAGCTAGTTTCTTCATAGTGTTGACTCTACGTGTACCAGCCGATTCTTTAGAATAAACATAAGTGGAATTATCTGAAAATTTCACTTTGATTTTATCTTGGCTAGCTTGAGTAGATCGAACGCTGGAGTTACCACCTTTATTTTTATATTGTCTTGCCATAGTAAAATCTCACTAAATTGGATTTGGATTAGACAATGCGGAATCGAATAGATGTAGTGTCATCTATTTCTACGTCAAGAGTAGGGTGTATGTTCTGAATTAAAATGACAAAACTACCACTAGTTAGGCGGGTAGCAGTCAAGACAGGGCTACCTGTACCAGTATAATTTGCAAGATTGATTAGAACATTGTAATTACTAATTGCTTTATTGTTAGTGACAATAAAGGCAACAGACTCACCAGGGGCAATAGTTGATGATTGTGGTGTAATTGCACCTGATGTAGAATTGATTGTAACACCAGTTGAAATTGATGTAGATTGGGTAACAGTTGCAAATTCTGCTGCTAGATCACTACGAGCATTTATCCAGGTGGCATTACCAGCTAGTTTGAAAGTACCTAGGGAACCAGCAACTACTGTACCTAGGGTGGTTGTATTAGTAGGGTCCTTGACAGTAATTGTACCAGCAAGTGTGTTAGTGACATGAATGGTTGTACCAGTGAGTAAACCAGAGACGGCAGGTAAAAGCCATGTTAGGGCAGTTGCACTAGAGGCAACAACTAGGACTTCTTCTTGATTGTAAGTAACAATTGAACCATTGTTTGCAGGGGCAAGGGTACGAAACATTAGATAGCTCCTTCAATAACACCGTGATAATCAGGAATGTAGCTAGAGCTATTTGTACAGCCAACTACATGTAGAAAGATGGGACCGTCTGAATTTGTGATATTAAGTATATCTAATGGGTTTTCAACACCATAGAGTTTACAGTTGACAAACCATATTTCAGTACCATCTATGTCAGAATTCGATGTATGCCAGATAACAGATTCAGTAATATCTATAGCAAAACGAGTACGGTAAAAATGGACTCGGATACCGCCACCAAGAATAGCCATTGATTCTGATTCAGCAGCATAAGAATCACTAACACCAGAGATTTTGCAATCATTAAAAGCAACAGTAGCAGGCATGAAATTACACTCTGCTGATGTTTGATCGACATTAATAAGTGTAGTTCCTGCTGATAGGGTATCTACTTTAAGACTGCTAATAAGAAAACTACTGGCATTATGTCCAATTTTTCCACCAGTATGAATTTGTGATAAGCGTAGTACGTCTACAGGGGTGGTAGAGACAACAGCAAAGGCTGTACTAGTAAGACTACCACCACCTTCATAGTGAAAGACTGCCGCCTTACCAGCAGATTCATCAGGGTTAGAGAATTGACCCTTATAGAAAGACCAATCTAAGACTTGTGTTCCTTTAGAATAAAATGCTTTCTGACAGTGACGCCAGTTTCCATTAAGTACAGAGCTAACATCACAGTTGGAATCTGTAGTGAGTTCTGCTGCTTGAATACCAGCAACACACCTTTCGATAGTGAACTTATCAAAGGTATGTTTACCAGGACCTAGACCAGCATCATCTGATACTAAAATACCAGCAGTAGGTTTACCCCCATACTGTAAGTTTCTATTATCACCACAGAGAGAAAAATTACGCCAGTATTGATGAATACCACGGCAATCAATCATAGGCTTAGTTGTGTTATTTGTAGCCCACATGATTTTAGAATGAGAACCATTGAGATTAGGGTTAAAATCCCATAATGAACCATGTCCTTCAATCACTAAACCAGCTTCGTTAAGTGTGACAACCGTATCGGTGATATTAGTTTGACCGAAAGGTAGTTTTGCAATGCCTCTAGTGTAGGCTGAAGTGATTAAGTCTTGAAGATTAGCACCTGTTGGAACAGGAGTAGGATCAACACCACTATCATCAGTAATAGATGGATCAATGCGGAAGTTACCACGAACAATATAGATTTGTTCTCCTGATGGAAGAGTCAAAAGAATATCATACTTCGCAGTTTGTGCTTCGATATCAGAAGAAATATATGGAGATATTGTAATTATCCCATTTGTTTCTGGAGAGGAAATAGCTGGACTAAGATCAAGAAGAATGTCGCTACCATCTTCTACCCGAACTTCTGCCCGGACTTCAGCACCAGTTAAATCATAAACTGTTGTTTTGGATGAATTAGTATAAAGAACAAATGAAATGATTTCACTTTCTCTACGGGCATAAGCCAAGTCTAGGGCATAGTCATTACCTAGATATGTCGTATATGTTTTTGCCATCAATATAATCCTTGTATTGTTGTTCTAGCGAATCCCTGATTGCATGACCCTGAATCAGCATTGTTCGTTGGCGTTGAGTAGTCTTCTTGATTTGTAGACCAGGATTCTTAGATAGGGCATGTAGTAGATCGTAGTCTTCCGCATTACATGATATCCGCCATCTAGGGATGAAGTCTATATCAGATGGTAAAGGGGTTTTCTTGCTTGGATACCAGAGTCTAGTAGGTTCAGGAATAACTAGAGTTCCATCTTGTAGATCGGAAATGACATTAAGAGTGTATTGGAAGATACTACGAGCAAATAAACCAACTAGTTCTTCATCAGATAGAATAGGGTTTCTTACCCAATCATCTACATTAACACAAAAATCGTAAGCTCTCTTAGCTGGAATGTAAGCAGGTGTGGGGGCTACCTTTTGACCTTTGCGAGAACGATAGAGTTCCATTAAGACAAAGGCTAGTAATTCATCTTGGGTATTATTATCCCTGTAATGACCTACCGCACTGTAGGTTTTATCTTCTTTAATGCAATCATAAATAAAGCCAGCACTCATAGGAGCTAGGCTATAGGTTTCAGATAAAGTAGCACAATCCTCAAAGAACTTTTTAACATCCATGATACACCCTAGATAATGTTTTTCTTAATGAGTATCCAAAGGATAAGAGAAACAAGATAGACAGCACAGGTTAGTAGGAATGGAAACCATGTCATGGCAATACTCCTAAGTGATGGGATTTTTGTTCAGCTATTGAGGCACGAATAGAATTACACATCGTACATCCGGGTTTACTACAAGGGGGACCTTGATAGGTTCGACCATTCCAAACAGTAAAAACATCATTGTAATCCCATAGGTAAAAGTCACCATTGTCTTTGGAGTACATTGGTAGATTTGGAACTTGATGCACGTAAGAGGCAAACCGATCTAAACCTAGAAGACGATTACGGATATCGTACAAGTCTTCTGGGAAGAGATAGACAAAGCCAACGTCGGCTTGGGGCCATTCTATCTGTTTGAAATCACCTTGAATAAATTCAACTTGATTAGCAACACCAGCTTCTTCAGCATTAGCGTAAGCTAATTGAATTCTATCAGGATCAATTTCAATTCCAATTGCATAGCATCCATAGTTCTTTGCAGCAGTAATGACAGCACGACCATCACCGCTACCTACATCTAGGAATGTTTCATGCGGTTGTGGATTAAGTACAGACAACATTCGATCAATAGAGGCTTGGGGAGTAGCATACTGATCGGCTGTTTGGACTTCCGAATTGGTATGAGTATTGAGCCTTGTTATAGGTTTTGATTTTGGAATTAAGTCAGCATTGATATCGACTTGAAAGAGTTTACATGGTTCGCATTTAATCTGCCTACCAGTAGCATCGTGAGTACAGATTTTTACAAAACCTTCTTTCATCCATTCTGTTTGTGGAATATCTATCTTGAATTTCTTTCCTTGCTTACTGACAAAGATATCTGTTTCAGGATCATAGTAGTAAGTAGACCCCTGATAGATGAAACACCAAACACGATCAGGTAAATCTAATACAGGTTTTTCTGGAGGGAAAACAACAGGTGGAACTAAAGGCTTTTCAATAAAGGGGACAGCTTGTGGAACTTCAGGTTCTTGAGTGTAGTTCCCTGTGATGATAGGATCACCCTCATTGGCTACACCATCAGCTTTACAATGATGGCAAGGGGCATTTCGATTACCCCCATCTAAGGTAAGCGTACCTGTTCCCTTACAATGAATACACTTATCACCGACTTTGATTTCATCATTCGATGGGGCAGGTGTAGGTTCATTTTTGATTGAATACAGGGCAGCATACCATGTAATAATTGGGGTATAATCTGTAGGGGCAGGCAGGGGCATTTCTTTTCCCAGAGAAAAGTTTCCCAGGGTAAGAAATAATAGAAGTATTGTTAAAGGCTTCATGCGATTAGCTCCGATAGAGTTTCTTGCTGATCTTGATTTACAATATGTTTAGTAAGAATCAACCATCCTTCTTCTTCTAAGTCTCGACGTACACTAGAGGCTTTGCGGATAGCATCTTCATTACATTGGATTTCATAGGCCGCAATGTAATCTGAAGTATCTCTAATTGCTTTTGCTTTGTTAAAGAATTCTTGACAAGCAAAAGTAATACCAGCATAGGTACGGTTACAGAGATTGTCCAAACCAGAGTCATTAATCCAAGTAGTCTTACCTGAATTAATAGCACCAGTTACGAATATACATACTTTCTTGGGCATTATTTTATCCTAGTAGACCACCACTGAAATCGGGAAGTTCTTTACGCATCCAACCAGTTAAACCTGATAGTGCTGTCATATCGCACTGATCGAGTAAACGAGCATCTGCCCAGAAAGAACCAGGGGGTATCTTGATGTTTGTACCCTTAATAGTAATACCCTTGGTATTTTTATTCCACAAACCCCAATCATGGATGAATAGGAACAATGGGAAACCATAGGCTTTAACTGTTTCAGGGCGATCATCAAAACCGGCAACTATCCAAGAGTGACCCCAACCACCTTGACGTTCTGAATATCCATTAGCATCACAGATTTCAGAAAAGCCTAGAGAACTACACACCCAAATAGGGTATCCGTTGTTGATGAAGTCTCTAGCTACTTCGTGATTAGGTACGTCTACCGCATTCCTGATAGGATTTGATTTGCCTAGGGCAAGAATCTTATCAGGTGTACCTCTAGCACCCCAATTGACAGAGAGGCGGGTATTTTCTTTTGTAAAATCAATACCAGCTTCAGGGTAGTTCTTTCTTAGGATCATACCACTAGATTTGGATGATACTAAGATAAGCTTAGAACAGTTAGCACCTTGACCCCTATGACCACGTTCACCGTATAGATGTTCCCAAGCTAGGATACCATGCGGTTGTAGTTCTAAGGGGACTTCAGGGAAACCTTCTGTGATACCTGTTTCTTCATCAGGTTGAGCTAGGGCAGCTTCTACACCTAGTAGTAAGATACCACTATTCTTACCAGCTTTACCTACGCAGTTTGAAACAGCATGACCATTAGCAATAAATGAATGGTGTTCATCTTTTACACCAATGTCATAAACTTCATTAGGTCCTTCTACTAATTCAAATTTACGAATAGGTCTACAGACAAATTTATTATCCATCCATACTTGATTATTTTTTTTGTCTTCTATCCATATTAACCTGTATAACGGTTTTGCATTAGCGTAAGTTCCTTTACTTCTACTTACCATATTGATACAAGGTGTATAACCTAGGCTAACTAAAGTAGCATAAGTACCGTATATCAAAGCTAGTGAGGTAGAATCTATAGTATTGGTTTTTCTTTTTTCGGAGTAATGTCCATCAGTTTCAAATAAACCATGCAAGTAAGCTTTGCTACCAATTAACCAGCCGGGATATGCTTTGTTTTTATCCTTATTATAAAAATGCTTTCTAAGCCACGTTACAAGGTCAACAGAATGTACTCTTATTTTGGTACATCCCTTAGATGGGCATAGTTTTGGATTAAATCCATGTAACTGAAGAATTTCTACTAATTTTTGGATTAGTCCATCATTAGGACTAACTATCTCCATTGTAGAACCACCAGCATAACCATTACCTGAAAAGCATCCTAATAAGAATAACCCTTCTTCTGATTGAGAGAGATTACCAGGGCAATCCTTTGGTACTTTCATATTCTTAAATTTAATAGGTGTTAAGAGACAATCACCTTCTTTTAAGTCTTTAGCTTTAATCCATATAGGCTTCCGGCTTTCAAACTGTTCTACTACAGTTGTTGGGGATTTTTCTTTGTATGTACCGTTTAATACCCTGTTATACATAGATTTGCTGATACGCTTTTTGCCTATCATTCCAAGTCTATAAACAAGTATTTTATGATCGTCAGTACATATAATTGGCAGGCTACCTACAGGACAAATTTTAATTAAAGGTTTATGAGTAAGAATTTTTCTCTTACTAATAACTTCGGTAAGTTTACCTTCTCCTGTCCAAACCTTATCGCCTAATTCTATTTGTTCAATAGGTTTAATGTTATCTGCAAGTACCATTGTACCGGCAATAAAACAATTTCCAGTTTCTTGAGGGAGACTAGGCCAGAGTTTAGGATAAGCTTGATGAGCATAGATAAAAGGTATGGATAATTTACCCTTACCTGTATCTGCCATCCCTGTAGACATAGCTACCATATCACCATCAGGCACAGCCTGTAGCGACATGAGTTCTTCTTTTGCTTCAGGATCAATCCGTACTCCTGTAAAACTGTCCTTATACATTTGGACAATCTTATCAGGTTTAAGATTAACCGCATCAGTCGGAAATAATCTAGCACCTTTGAGTAGGTGTAGTTTCTTTGCTCTCCATGACATGCAACTAATCCTTTAAGAAATATGGTAGAGAATACTAGTTTCATCCATAATTCTGACTTCGATACCGTTCATCATTGTTGGAGTTCCTATACCACTGGGGTAAACAACAATATCACCGGCTGAATAGTCAGTTACAGATGAACCTACTTGTGTGACTTCTCCATAAGTAGTTAGACCAGCAGCATACTGGTAATCTTTAAGTAATGGTTTTGGACTATCCGCACCATTATATTCGTATGCTTTGATGACTACTGCTGTAGTTGAGCGTAGATTGAAAGTAGGCATGATTAAACCTGTATGTCCTTATCACCTAGGATTTGATCGCAAGAAGGACAAACAATCATTTCTCTAATCGGATCAAAGTTCGTTGAATTGATAGGACCAGTTTTACCACAAGCATCACAAGTGGTTGTCATTTCAATTGTTTCATTAGTAGCTTCTAGTGTAGTAGACATTATTCTTTTACTCCTTTGACAGTAGTGCGTGATAAAAATTCTTCAGTCTCAAACAGGGCTAACTGTAAATTCTCTATTAGTTTTTTTGTATTAGCTAATGAAAGATTTACGTCTACTTGTTGGTCATCAATGTTAAAACATAAGGTGATTTCACCTAATACAGTTTGTACCCATAAATCACAGGCTAAGGTTTGCTTTGGTTCTGAATTAGGATTAGAAGCAGTCATTGAACAATCCTTTGGAAAGCTTCAAAGGCACGACCAGCAATAGCATCGTGAGCCTTAGATAGAGCCAAAAAATCATCTGATGTTAATGCTCTATCTTGCTTTCCGCCTAGAGCCTGATTGATAACACCATCAACAGCTATGCTTAGACCAGGACAGATCGAATCCATATTGTGAATACTAAGCATAGCTTGCAGGCTTTTAATACGCTGTTCTCTATAAGAACCAGTAGTTCTCATCATGCTTGCTTCTGGAAGAAGAAATAACCTAGACCATTGGGCATGACTACGAGCAAGGATCAATGAACCAGGGGCATTTTCACAAGCTACAAGAACATCATAAACAGGTTTAGAGATAGCTTCATAGCTAGGGGGTACAACAGGGAAATTTTCTGCTTCGATAGTAAGTAGAATATCCTTGTTAGGATCAATTGGTGGATTTGGGTTATCAGGTATTACCGGAGTAGGGTCATCCGGTTTAGGTTCATCAGGGACAACGATATCAGGGTTACTAGGTGTAACTGGAGTATCAGGGTTATCAGGGTTGATAACAACAATACCTAGATTTTGGAGAATCATAATCAAGGCTAGGAGAAAACCACCTATACCAATGACTTTGTTTTTTTCCATGATTAAGAATTCCTTAATTAAGCGTTCTTTGTTGGAAGGGGTATAGCATCGTAGAGCAACTTGGCAGTTGTTACAGACGCATCAATACCAGGGGCATACCCTTTAGCCATGAAATACTGAATCACAGTATTTATCTCATTGATTGGGGGTTGGGTAGGAACAGTCTTTCTATCGACATACCAGGATTTGATTTGTGGATAGAAGTAAGCTACTACCGAACCTAGACCTACAGCTAAGGGAGCTAGAGTTTCAGGAGTGAGGTTCATTTTTCAGATTCCTTTTCACAGTCACAAGTACAATGTATATGCACTAAGGCACCACACTTTGAACAAAAACGTATGTCATGTTCTTTTACTAATCTACCACACTGTTCGCAGCATTCAGGTTTCTCCATTTAATACTTCCCTGTAAAAAACTCTAGGTAGTATATTTCAACTACCTAGAGTTATTAGGATTAGCCTAGTGGGTCTTCTTCAGCTTCAGTGATAGAAGTGGCAACAGGACCATTCTGATTAACAGGTGGTTTCTTGATGATGCCGAGTTGCTTCAAAATTGAGAAAATCGTTTGTGCAATCGTAAGGATTTGCACAACATTCAACTTAGCTTCAGCAGTAGCAGAAGCGGAATAAGCAAGAGACTCTTGTGATTCACAGAAGTCACCTAAGATAGCCAAGTCTTGAAGTTGTAACTTAGCTTTTTGTTCTTCAGGAGAATCATTAGCTAGAACTTCAACAGGACTTCCGAGAGAAATACATTGCAAATACCCTTGGACATTCCATCCATGATAAGCAGTATTCTTTGCATCAGAAATCATCGTACCAGCACGGACTGCTGTAACAAGATAGCTGATTGATTTAGAAATACCCGCCATTTGGGTTTCGTAAGCTGACATGCTACATACTCCTTGTAAAGAGAAATTAAATAACACCTAACAACATATCATTTTTTCTGGGAGAAGAAAATAGATACCTAAAACCCTAGAGTTTAAGTAGTGAAAGACGGGATTCAGTATAGGCTTTCCTCATTGGTGGAGAAAGTTTCCATTTGTAAGCTTCAGCACCCATTGTCTTATCTAGTTTTTTACCATTAACTAACTCCTTTTCTCTTATGACAGCACCGATTTCTAATAGATCAAAGAGACACCTATCTGTTGTAGAAGGGGCCATCTTTGCTTTATGAGCAATATCAAGTCTGGTAGCACCATATTTGTGTTTAGAGACTTGTAGGAATACGTCTTGATGCCAAGAGTAGCAAGTATCAAGAGCTACCTTTTGGACTAGACGATAGCTTTTGTTAGAAACAACAGATTCACCAAAGACTACAGCTAGGAAACGTGAGAGGCGTACTAACTGTTTTGCTAGGCGGGTTGCTACTTCGGCTTCAGGACGATAGAGCATTTGCCCCTGTCTACGTTCTACTTGTACCCGAATAGCTGAAGCAATCTCTGCTAGATAGACGATTCGGTTTTCCATAAACTTAGGTAGAGTTGGAAGTTTTTCAACAGTAATTTCTTTTTGGAGAAATGAAGCAGAAACATCACGTAGAGAGTATTCGGCCATTTTGCTTTTAAGAGCATTGCTGATAGCTCTACGAACTTGATCGGAGTTATCACCTGAATCAAGCCGGAATTTAATAAAGCGTTCACCCATACTAGCACGGTTATCACCAAAGATTTTGTGAGTAACACCAGCTAGTAGAGAGAAATGGCAAGTCTTGAATCCAGAATCAGGATCAGGGTAGACTCTACGTGCTAATCCATTACCAAAGGAGCGTTCTACTCGGCCATCGTAAGCACCACGAAAGACACCATAGATTTCTTCTTGATCGCTAGTAGGTTTGGACATAATTTCAGTCCAATCTTTAACAATCAAAGTTTTACCTATGATATCAGGTAATAGGGATTGATCTTCACCGGCAGAATCTTTCCAACCAGATACTAGGGTTTTAGGACCTAGAGAAGATTCAAAGTGAGTCCATTCATTTCCAGCCATGTTTTGTAGTAGTAATGTTTTACCACCACCAGGGGGAGCTACTAGGAAACACCAAAGAGGGTCCCCTTCTTCTCTAGCTGAAAAGATAACGGCATAGCAAACAGCTAAAGCATCTTCCATACCTGAAGATAGATGAATATGCTTTTTGAATTCTGTTACTACTTGAGAGAATTTAGTGATGTTGAGATTGTTAGCTGGCGACGATGATAGTGAAGACTTAGAGACAGACTTAATCATTGACTGAAGATTAGTCCAACATTCTTCATAGTCATCATTGTTATCAGCAATGAAATCATTTAGATCATAACCATCTTCAAAGGATTCCGGCCAATGAAGACGTTTAATAATTCTTGCTCCTGCTTTGTGTAGATGTTCAATCTTAGATTTAACACCATTTTCACCAGGGGTATCATTATCACCAATAAGAACTACATCACGATTCTTAAAGAATTTATACCATTCTTCTTTGAAGACATTAGCCGAGCTATCTAAGACAGACCATGCTTCTTTCTTCGGTACAACTTTCTTGAGTAGGTAACGTAGAGCATCACCATCCCAATCACCTTCAACTAGGTAAATGGGTCCTTGCTCTTTGAGTTGATCTATTCCGCCTAGGTGTAGTTTACAACCAGGAGTACGATAGATTCTATCTCCTTTCTTTCCAGAATAAGTACCTATGTTTACCATAGACTTATTTTCATTTCTGGAGGGAAGAAGATAGGTCCCATCGGTTTTACGATAGGCTACGTGCATGAAAGCAGCAGAAGGTAAACCACGAACACGACCTAGCTTTAGCCGGTTTGCTTTAGTGGTTTTTCTGTGCCAATGATCGTAGATTTTTTGTAAGAAGGTGTATTTGTTACCGGATACACCACAAGACTTACAATCGAATTGACCAGTTTTGGTAGCGACATGGAACTTGAGAGGCTTATTACAAAAGGGGCAACGACCGATCTTCTGTTGTGCTTCTTCTTCCCGAAAAACTACACCATGAAATTCAAAGAGTTTGATATGGTCAATTGGTTCTTCTTGGGTAGCAACTTTCTTGGTTGCCTTTTTTTTCGTCTTCATAACAAGGGGCATGTCCTATACTCCTTCGGTATAACATGAATTATCAAAAGTTGCGTTCAGTTGTTCCCTTTTTGATTCGATCTTCCGTTAATCGTCGTTCCATGTCGGCTTCACTCTCTGGCGACAAATGGAATGTATGACAAAAAAGCAGGTACGTTAATTCAAAAAACTCGGCGATATTCTTGTCTGGATGTCGATAGCCTATCACTTGACAACAGTGGCAAAGGTGCATTACATAATGCAATGGGTATTGATCAAGTGAATGAAACATATCACTCAATTTGTAAGGTAATTGCACGGGGTCGAATCCAAAAAATCCACCTTTACTAAGTGACTCACGAGGATCGGCTGGATTGAGAATTACACGACGAATCATACGACTTAATGCTTTGGAGCTATCTTCTTTCGGGGCACCATCACAGCCACGAATAGCTGTGATAACCACACCTTGTAGACGTAGTGGTAATGCACGAACCCAAGGCCGCAATACACCACCATTAGGATCATCTTGGTCAATTTGTACTGGTAATGATTTAATTCGGTAATCTAGTTCAGCTTTGATATGCTCTGGTGATAACTCCAATAATATAGTCACGTTTAACTCCTTCTGGATTAGCCAAGTATATTGCGAATTGTATTTATACTGCTAGACCGTAGATTATTTTTTTACACTGTTTAAGGTTGGGACGTATGGGTTTGAGTTTAATCTTACTACCTTTACCCCAATGAGTAGTAATGATTTCTGCTTCTACTGGTGTTTCCATATCAAGTAAAGTTCCACAGAATTCCATGATTCCCATAATCTTACGAATACGGGTTCTGCTGTACTTTTCAGGGGCTTCAATCAATAGTTCATCGTGAACTTGAAGAATAAGACTATAATCTTTGAAATCAATTAGTCCAGTATGGACAAGCAAAATCATAGCATTCTTGACGATATCCCCTTCGCATCCTTGGATTATGTAGTTAGCACCAGCGTATGGTTTGTTATGATCCACTTCTAATGGATAACCGAAAGGTGTAACAATTCCGCCAGTAGATCGTACTTGTCTGATAGCTTTGTTGAGAAATGCTGTCACCATTGGGAATTGTTTTTCAAAGCGTTCATACGCATTATCTATACCGGCTGTTTTGTTGACCTTCTTTTTAGTTGCACCAAAGATCAATGCAAAGTTTGTATTCTTAGCGATACGTCTTTCTAGCTTTGTGATTTCCTTCAAAGCTTTCTTGAAGATACCAGTAGCTACAGTGGCATGAAAATCATGTCCAGCACGAAACGCATCAATCAAGACTTGTGCTTGAGTGACAAATGCAAAGATTCGTAGTTGTAACTGTTGGTAATCAATAGCAAACCAGATTCTACCTTTAGGGGGGCAGAATATATTACGCAAGGGAGTTTCAGCCCTTTTGGAGATATTTTGTGCATTTGGGTTAAAACTACTAAATCGAGTTGTGTCAGTTCCATTGGGATTAAGAGTAGGGTAGAGTACCCATCTAGCATTATCCCAATGTTGTTGAATAGCTCTTTTGTAATTAGATAAGTAGTTTACACCTGTTGCATACTTCTTACTAATGATGAGATGTTGTAAGAATTTCTTTGCTGTTGGTTTATTATCACAATAGTCATTGCGTAGTTTGATGAGGGGTCCAGGGACTTCATCACTACCAATACTTGTCGATGGGTTTTCTTTATCAGTGTACTCTAGGACTGGAAAGTTAAATCCTTTCTTAGAGTAAAGTATCTCCCTTAGTTGGGGGTAAGAATTTGTATTGAATGATTTTACTTTAAGAGTCTTACAGGCAATCTTAGCAGCATGTTCACGATTAGGTTCGGATTCATTCTTGAGTTTAGTTAGGTAGTATTCCAAACGATGCTTACTGATAGTGATGCCGTGATTCTCAATAGCATAAACTACAGGAATGACTTTCTTCTCTCTCTCATAGCATAAGCGAGCATTAACATCTTGTTCAAAGAGTTTGTTATAGCGAAGCATCCATAAGAGTAGAGTACGTTCTGTATCTCCATTGGCATATTGACGGCATAGAGTGTTCTTACGATCAAGAGCCTTGAGTACCCAATAATCAGCTTCGTATTCAGGATCAGTTTTGTCAGAGCCATCTTCATTCTTACCGGCATATTTCCGAGAGAGATTGAATTTCTTTTTCTTGGCAATACCATCAACAGCTTTCTTAACTGCTGTTAGTAGTTTCTCTTCATCTGTTTCAGGATAGTCTAAATGGAGTAGACCTAATTCTTTGAGTTTGTGAGTTCCCTTAGATGAATCTATATGGCTAGCAGGTAGAGTATCTTCCCATCCTTTACAGCGTACTCTGATAGGACTATAGGGAAAGATTCTGGTATTAAGTGTTAAAGGTGAACAAGCTTGGGGCCAACTTTCTTCTGGGAAAAGAAAGAAGAAACCAATAGATGCCATCGCTTCAACGTCGTACTTAGCATGATGAAAGACTACGGTTTTGTCTCTAACATGTTTTGCTATGTCGATTAAATCATCATGTTTGACATTAACTTTTCTAGTGCGGGAATTAACGGACCATTCCCAAGCATAGCTAGTACCATCAGGATAGGTAATAGATACTAGAAAAGGTTTACAACCATTCTTGAGAGCTAGACCAGTTGTTTCACAGTCAAGGCTTACTAGGGACGATTCCTCTAGGTTTGATTTCGGATTCCGGGATACCTTGGAAGATCGAACCTGTTTCCGTAGCTTCAAGGTTGTAGACATTTCCGGCTTCCGTTCTCCTACGTGATGTTACCTTGCATTCAATGCCATGTTTTGTAACTAGTGTATCTACTTCAAATAGAAAAGGAGTGAAATGCTTAGGTGGAACATAATTTTTAAGCAGTTCTAATGCTTCAGGAGTTAATGGTAATGTAACTGGGGCAGAAGAACCAGCCTTATTAAGAAGTTCAGCTTGTTTAAGAAAAGCTGATTCTGTATCTGAAGATTGTTCATCTTCAGTAATCATTGCATCAAGAAGTATGAGATAATTGATAGCGTCTTGAATACGGACATGAATATTTTCTGATTCAGTTGCACCTTTTAGAACATATCGTTCTATGGCACCTAAACCCTTACTGAATAATATGTACCATCCTTGGTATTTAGTTATACCTGCTTTGAATGCTCTGTCTTTGAATCCGTGGAATCTATCTGTACCTGCATTGTAGTCAATTCCTTTACCTTTTAGTATGGCTCTGCATTTATCAAATAGGGCATTTACATGCTCATCAAAGATTTCAAATTTCATTCCAATTTTCCTTTGATACAGAACCATCTGGATAAAATATAATCAGTGGTTTGTTTTGTTTTCTGGCGTATCTAATAGTGGCCCATGTACCGGAGCGTAATTGCTCATCAAATTCTTTTGGACATGCAATCATAATATTAGAATCATTAACAATATCATGGTTTCTATCCAGATAAGGTTTTGGTTCTTTTATACTATGATAATTTTCACAGAAAGCACGTTTGTTTGGATTTTCTGGGGGGTAAACAGTAACCGGGATTGATTGGCGAAAACAGTCTCTATCGAATTGAAAATCAGCACCTTCACAGTCACCATGCAATCCAAACTCTATAGTATGATCTATTAGGGTTAATTCTAAAAACCTTACCATACGTTGACGTTGAGATTTTGTCATACCTTCTTGTGTTCCGGTAAACCCAATCTTCATTTTCTTTCCCTAGAAAATAGCAAAGAGTAGTCCTACATCCTTAAATGATCTGTCGTAGTAGGACTACTCTTGCTAGTGTAATTAGAAATGACTATTCGACCGAAAGAGCCTCATCATCCCATAAAACAGTCCAAGAACCATCACCATCAACTTCGTTGATCTTGTAGGTTTCTTTGGATTTGTTGACAGAGGCAACTTCGCACTCAATAGGCTTACGCTTGCCTTTGGGCTTGTAGAAGCAAGGATCACCCTTAACAAGAGGTTCTAACTCTTCTTCTTCATCCTCATCGGATTCTTCATCAGAGTCATCATCCTCTTCAGGCTCACCTAGGGCTTCAGCAAGATCAGCCCAAGTTTCGTAATCGTTGGGGTCTAGCTCTGCTTCTTTAGCAGCAGCTTTCAACTCCTTGATTGCGGACTTGTCACCTTCATCAGCAGCTTCACCTAATGAGGCATAGTCTGTCTCATCTTCATCTGCTTCTGAATCGTCATCTTCATCAGATTCGTCTTCGTCTTCTTCAGAGTCTTCCGCATCCTCTTCGTCACCTTCATCGGACTCATCCTCTTCTTCATCAGACTCATCATCGTCATCCTCATCAACTAACTCCTGAATGTAAGCGTTGATATATCCTTGATCGTTACGCTTAATAGCAGTTGTGGTACAAGGACGTTCATCGTTGACACGATCTAACAGTTCCTTGAGTTCTTCCGGGTTGTCATCCAAATCTGCAAAGTCTTCATCAAGAAGTTGTTGTAGCATACCGGAGAGCCAGCCCCAATGATCGTCATTGTCTAGGTCAAAGTAACGACCATCTTTCTCACCTTTTGCTTTACCGGATACTACTACCCAATTAAGCATTACATAAGGTTTATTATCTTTGCTAATTCCAGACTTAGCAGACCAACGGGTTTTGTAAGTACCATCTTTGATATTGGTCTTAGTAAAACCACCAGCCCCCTTTGGTGCTGTCTTGAACTTCTTGAATGCACCTTTCTTCTTAGCAATTGCCTTCATAAAAGGGCTGCTAGCATCAGACTTTGTTGAAGACTTTGCAGGGGCTTTCTTAGTTGGTTTCTTAGCACCTACAGCATTACGTCTGCGGGCACCACTGGCTGACTTTGCCATTACAATACCATCCTTTCAAATGAAATTAAGTTACTAAGTTCTTCTACGTGTTGGACGTTTTTTAACAGGTTTGCTACGTTTTGGGGGAGTATAGTTAATATCCCTTAGTTCATTGTTGTATGCAGCTAGAAGATTTTTCTTTGCTTCAGCAGGTGATTCTCCTACATAAAATTGATTGATTGGTTCACCATCAGGGTCAAGGAAAGCATCAGGAAGATTGCATCCGACCCAAAAATAGTCTCCTGAATCACGCACAGTAAGGGTACGTTTACGGTTTTCATAACCATAATACATAATAACATCGCACATCTCTTCAGCAGAACGACAAGCAGCGGGTGATGCTGAAGGTTCCACTCTTTCGATTTTGATTTCTTCAGAGTCATTATCATTGTTCGCTTCTTTCTTGAGTTCACGAATTTTCTTAGCTTCTAATTCACGAACCTTTTCATGCGATAGATAAATGATACCCTTACCGGATTCAGACAAGGCTTGAAGGAAAGCATTGAATTCTGAATCAATCTCTTTCCATACACCACTTGAGTTACGACCAGCACCATTAGGGCTTTTAACCCCATTGAGTTTGCAGATATGAGCGTAACAAAGATCATAAAGTTTATCAAGTGTATCGAAGACAACAACATCAAATTCTTTGGATTCGATAAACTGGTCCATCCATTTGATAAGTGTAGTCCATGTAGGATACTTGTCACCTTTGCTGTAATCAGGCTTTTGGTATATGCGAAGATTACGCCGAGATTTTTCTAGCATGATAACAAGAACTTTCTTATCCTTGTTTTTAGCCAGCATACTAGCAAGAGTAGTCTTACCAATACTCTTTCTTCCGTAGATCATAATAACATAATCTAGGAGTTCTTCAGGTGGTTCATTGAGTTCTGTAGGAAGCATATCCTTAGAGCTAGATTTAGCTGATGTTTTTTTTCTAGCAATAGAACCACGTACTTTACGAACAGTTGCCATTATATTAAATCTTTCCAAGGGTTATCAAAAGTTTCGTTTACAGGATAGATTCTTCTAATTCTGGAAACGTCGAAGATCGGCGGTAGTACATCGACTGTCTTCCATTGATTATTAGGTCCCAATATTCGCTTGGACCGAACTTTCCTATTAAAGCGTTTAAGTTCGTTAAGTGATATGGTGAGTCCCATCTGTTTTTTTTTAAGCTATCAGCCCAACGAACAAACAATCTTAGAATCGGAAGAAGTGTTTGTTGTTCAAATTTATCGTAGTCTTTAGTCTCTACGTCAACTTCCCACCGCATAAAGTAGTGTTTCTCTCGTTTTAGTACATCCTGTTGTATTCGCTTAACAAACTGGTCAACAGTTTCATTCTTGTTACGCTGTCCAGGGCGACGAATGATGTTATAGAGAATTTGATTAGGTTGTTTTTTTAGGTCTATTCTGGAGGTAAAAAGATAGAACAAAGTTTGCATGTCGGCTTTTAGCTGGGCAGCTACACCAGCCGTATCAATGTTCTCTTTAGTTTTGGTTTCAAAGACACCTGTACCATAATCATTACGGAATAGGCCATCACGCATACCACGTAGAAGAATGGTACGCTTCTTACCTTCTAGGTCGATAAACTCATAAGGAGTTTTGAAGGATTGTTCACGAGCAAGCCATTCAATACCAGCATCTTCTTCTTTCCAATAATCACAGTAGATAGGAAAGAGCATCTTTGCGACTTGGCAAAGTAGATGCAGTTGTTCACGATCAGTTGAAAGAGTAGTTTTTGATCGGACGTTCTCATAACCTGTAGCTATTTCATTAGCTACTTTTACTGGTGATTTCTTTCTACCAGTAAATTGATGTTCAAGCATGAAATGGATGATGTTTCCAAATTCAATAGGCTTGCGGAATCTCTTGGGGGTTAAACCCTCACAGTAATTAAGATAAAAAGCTTCTGGATTATCAAGCCATGAAGAGAGTCCTGAATAGGTAATACCTGATTCAAGTTGCCAAAGGCGTTCTTTGGTTTTTTTATCCCTGATTCGTTGGGATTTAGATTTGGTTACACGAGTCCGCAGCATTTTATGCTTTCTCCCTTTACTACCTTTGAATGGTTTTCTTGAGCCGTGACTTCTTCGTGATGCCATTGATTGATTCCTTCAATTTATACAAGTTCCTTTTGTATTCAACGGAACCATAACCACCATTACGAAGAATAAAAGAGGGATGCCGCAAGTGAACGATTTTAATATCAGTAGAGTCCTGTAGTCCATACCTTTTTGCAACATCACCTAAAGCCACGTAAAGTTTGGGCTTGACTAGTTCAATAAGTTCTAACAGTCGAGGATGACAAGCTTTGGCTTCTTCTTTGGAAGGAATACGAAAGTTGGTAGGGTCGTCTGGTTTGGCTGGAAAACAAGCCAAAATGTTAGTAACACAATAATCTGAATCAGATAACCCTGATTCACTAACAAGTAGATCAAAGATTTTGCCAGCTTTGTCAATGAATGGTTCTCCTACCATATCTTCCGTATATCCAGGGGCTTCACCGACAAAGAGGATACTAGCTGGTATTGTTCCACCATATAAAACATGGTTAGTAGCTTTTGCTCCTAGTGGGCAAAGCTGGCATTTAGACCATTTCTGTTTATAGGCTTTAATGGGATTGATCTTGGAACTATCTCTCTTTAGCATGTTTTGATTTACGCTTTCGTCTTTGATGAAATTTTTCTAGGTAGAGTCTAATACTCTTTTGTGATATAGGTTTATTCCACCTATTAAGAATTTCACCTGATTTAGAGTAGCGGAATGATGGTGTTGAAGGAAATACTTTTGTAACATCACCAGCATTATACTTATGCCGAATATCACGTAAACGATCAAGAGTGATATTAAGTTCAGGATAGTGCCTAAACTCATCTTTGACTTTTATTAGTAGAGATTCATCTAATAGTTTGGTAGTCCTATTCTCATTACGTGCAAAGAGGAATGCACAGTATTGAGTTAGAGTCATACCTGTTATACGACCATAATAGGCTTTCATGCTACAGATGATTTTTTCTTAGAAGTTTTCTTTGAAGTAGTTTTCCGTTTTTTCTTTCGGCCTACTTTCTTCTTTCTCTTAGGTACTTTACGTTTTTTCTTGTCTTTTGCACCAATAGGTCTACCAACGGAACCTTCTCGTTTGGTAGGTGGGATTATACAATCTTCAAGAAATACGCAAGTCTTACCTAAGTATTTGTGTGAAGGAATTCTACCTTCTTTGACAAGCTTGTAGGCATAGCTGCGATCTACCCCTAGTTTTTTGGCTGCATCGGGTACGCCTAATCGTACACGTTCTTCATGGATGGGTTTATGAACAATATTGAACATAGTTCAAGTGTAACCTATTAAAGATAGTTTGTCTACTATTAATTTTTCTGGAGAAAATTACATAAGATAGCGGGGGGCAGTACCTAAACCGTTTATAAGAAGGTTCGTATAACCACCCCCAGAAAGTTGAGCAGTTTGGTTTTCGATTATTCCTGTACTCCACCATTTTGAATAACGATAACCTGCTGCTGATGTTAGATTAAGAAAGGGTACAGCAGCAAAAGGAATCTCATTATCAACAGGTGTGAAATAAAATAATCCACAACGACCACGGTAATGTAAAACTCTAGGTTGTGTTCCACTATTGGATTGAGAATCAATAGCCCATGTTTTTATACCGCCACCTTCACGATCAATGTTAATATCACTTGTAAATGGGGGATCAAAACCATTATTTTGTATAATGGTACTTACTCGGATAGGTATATCATAACTAAAGAGTACATTAGCCCCTTGAATCGGGTCCCCATCGAAAACACCTCTGCTAAATCTACGAACAATACATCTTCCCGTAGATTCAAAATGTTGAGTACCACCAAAAGGATTATCAAGTTCTTCAAAGAATACATCATCTTGCCAATTCTCTTGACAGACATAAACACTAGCAGCACCAGATGGACCTAAACCAACATAAACTTGTTTAGTAGTACGAGTACCCCCAGGAATATCTGTAGTAACATCTGCATCAAGAGTATTCCAAATTTTAATAGCATTTACTCCATAGATTTCCCCTATGAAGTATCTACCATTTTCTAAAGTACCTATGATGGCGGCACCAGGACCCCGTTGGGTCGTAGCACTTAATTGACAAATATCTACAATCCTTGAAATTCCTATTTCTGTGTTTTGCGTAGCAGTATCAAACCACTTGGATACAAAACCAGATTGCATATCAATGGCAAAAATTTTTGTACCACCAGCAATTACTAGAAAAGTATTTAGAATAACATCCCTGAAAAGACCTACACCAGTAGCACCTAAATGGCAACCACCATAGATTGTATTATTACCTGATTCAAGAATGGTAACTAATGTATTTGGATCATCTATATTTGTAAGCCATTCATCATATTTTCTAATCTGTTTTGTATCAGCACCAGCTAACCATACTTCTCTAGTTGAAGGATTCCAAACTACAGCACCAGGGGCAGCTAATGTTTCTAGTAACCTTTGGTTAATATCAACATATCTTAAAGGGGATGACTCTGAACCCGCTCTAACAATCTCTATTGAAGTGAATACAGGTAAGAAATTTGGATAGGATGCCATAAGCATCATATCAGTATTACCTAGTTGATTGATTAAATCCATGTTATTTACACAATAGATGATGGTATTGTTCTAGGGGTTTGAACTTCAATCAGGTGATAACCAGTACTAGTAGAAAGCACTGTACACCGGCCATCTTTATTACCTAGGAAAATTCCTTGAAACCCATTTGTAGGATCAAGTAAATCTTCAGGATTATAGGCTGTAATTTCAGTACCAGGATTATCACCTGTAAAGGATAATACAACAACTACTACTGACCCCATTAAACGAGTTAAATCAGTTTTTAGCTTACCTAGTATAATTTGACCAGGGGTACCAGGATCACCCCCACCATCTTCCTGTTGAACAATGTAATCAGTGAGTACCCAATCTCCTGTTTGTTCATCAAAATCAGCACGAATTTTTGTATCAGCTTTTGGTATGTCTTCATCTAATCTACAATTGATTAGTAAGTTTTCATTAGTTTCAGAACCGCCCCCTGTTGTTAGCTTGGGTGGTCTATTATTTGGAGCAGCACCATACCAACCGGTTATGCGTGCATAGAATTGGCCCCCACCCCCACCAGCTAAAACTACACCTTCAACAGTCCTAGCTGGTCCTTCCATGTTGATAATCAAGTATCCAGGTAAACCTGTACCTGCATAATCAGTACCATGAGGATCACCTAAATGACAACACTCACCAGTAAAGCCTTTTACATTTTGACCACCTTCAACACCAGTAATAGGAACATTGTATGGACCATAACCATAAAACCTACCTTGTTCTGAAGGGTCAACAACTACAATTTTACCAGTACCCATGCTAGGTGCTTTTTCCCAAAGAAGAGTTTCACCGCTAAATAAATCAAATATATTTGATGAAACATGAAACTCTTTACATCGTATGGTATCTCCTTGTGACCATAGTTTATCCGTAAAAGGTGGTAATGTATCAAAAACATCTGTAGGTGAAATACATCTATCACCAACATCGTAAGGAGTATTAGGAAACCAGGGGAGAACTGGTGGAGGATTACCTAGTACATTACCTTCAAAATCAATAGCATCCCCATTGATATTGATAAGTTGTGCATCAGCATAGCCATCACCTAAAGACAAATCTTCTAACAGTCTAAATCTAACAACAGGTGTATCTGCTTCTGTATTAGTTGTAGGATTACCACCATTATCTGTATTGGTACTAGCTCCGGGCCAAACTGCCCACTTTTGGGTTTCCCATTGGAAATCAGCCGTATATTTTTCAGTTGATTTAAGGGTGGTATTCGTGAGATTAAGTATCTCAATATCACTAGATGTTACTTCTTTTGGTGTACCATCCGAATTCAATTGATAATTGATAATGGTTGCAGTACCAGATTTTTCTTTCTCAATTGAACTAGTAGGTTTAACCACAAGAGATTTATGTTGTGGATAATTACTAAAAGCATTTCTAGGGTAATTTGGGTATCCTTCTCTGGAAGAAAAAATGGGGCCGCGATGGTTATAAGCTGCTGATTCGGGAACTTCTAAGATCGTTTGGGGGATACCTGTTTGACCAGATTCAGTAGCGTTAATGAACCATGTTACAGCAGCTAAGCTACGACCAGGATACATCGGTACTAGACCAGCTACAGTATGAACAGGTCCAAAATTGGAAGCCATCTTCCGTAGGTATCTGTCTTGTACCTTATCTATGTACGAATCAATTTCTGATTTATTAACAGGATCAGAACCACCTTGGGGGCTATAGAAAGCAACAGGATTACAATAAACAGGTAGTGTTAAATTATTATCTAATGTTGCATAGTAATAAGGTGAACTTGTGGTTTTATCTTGTTGATAGTATGGCTCTTTTAGAAATCGACTATCAAAAGATTGATGATCGTTGTCAGATAGATATTTTCTGGAGGGAAAACAGAAAGCCAATCTACCAGGAATCTCAGAAAAGTTAGTATCTAAATGTCGTACTTCTCTGATTATATTCTGAAGCTTCATTTCTTGGAAAGCATCTTCATACGTGATAGCACTGGTATCTAACCCCCGGATATGATAAGAACCATCAGTATCCAGGTAGAGAGTTAATCCTAGATCAGTTAAGACAGAATGAAGTACATCAGCTACAGACCTACCCCGGCAGAAATAGTTACAAGGCTTTGAAGTAGGATAGAGAGTTGTGTCTTGGACTAGACCACCAATGGCAGCAAAAGGAATAGACCATAGGTAATCAATCAGTGATTGCCATGTATAAGGCGTACCACCATTAGTAGTAGCTTTGAGATACGATAGAGATTGTCTATCGTGCTTTTCTACTATATTGAAATCTTCAGTGAGATAGCTAGTCTCAAAGTGATGGCGATTATCTTTTAATGTAGCTACAAAAACTGTTTCAGGTGTAACAGCACGACCAGGATTAACTGCTACAAGGCTATCAATGATAACATTAGGGATGGCAATTTCAGAAGTTACATTTAGAGTATTAGGCTCATAGATGTTTATTTGATCTAGTGAAGCTTTGGTTAATAGAATATAACCAATAGAAGGATAAGCACCACGAACATGCTTAAATGAATTGACTTTGTAGTGCCACCATGCTGTACGTCTTTGACTTTTGCGAAGACTCTTTAGGATGGGTGCTGAATTGATTGCCGGTTGCCCACCTATTGAGAACATGGCTTAACTCTCTGTTTTCTCATGTAAGATCGTAAAAATAAAATAACCATCATTTTGGGGAGTCCAAGATTTCTCAACAGAGATAAATGTAATCAATACTGGTGTTATTACATCATCACGTTGTATGTAACCTTCTACTGAAATACTTGGGTTACTCCCTTTGAATTTGTAAGTCTTAACTATTTTAGTTAGTTGGTCTGATACTTCTTTAGGTAAAATATCAATTAGACTTGTGCCTACTAATTCAGATTTTTTCTTACCTAGTAAAGATCGAAACTTGGCATTAGACCAAATAGAATAAAAATTTTCATCAGTGATTAGTTGCGGCGAATCAACATCGGTAATAGCTTCTAGCAAGAGAACCTTTTCTCGTTCTGTTCTTTCTACATAGTCTCTATTACGAGCAATCTCATTAGCTCTTTGGGCTAAAGCTTGTGTTAAAATAACCCCAAGCATAATCGACAAGACTAGGGCAATAAAAGTATGGTAATACCAAGGGGCTTCAATCTTTATCTTGGGAATCATCTTTATATCTCCCTGCCCATGCTGTTAGAACCGATCTTGCTAAAGCTAATATAAAGTCTAGTAGGGCAATACCACCTAAACCAGATAAGATAGAGACACTAATAACTAACCATACTACTTGTGTTCCATAATAATGAAATAGGCCACAAGCAACAACTACTGCTAATAAACCACTGTTTAGAAGGGCAGCAAAGAATGCTCTGCGATCTAATTTAGACTGACTTCTTAATAATGCGGCAACACCAGCAATTGAACCGATAGGTCCAAGTATAACGAGAAGCCAAAGAGGGTCGATTCCTTCAGACTTCATATCCAAATCCTTTCCCTCTTTGGCTTCAATACGAATCATCCCTGAATCGTAGTGTACTCACACTAACTAACAGGAATAGCTGTTGCTTTCGTTTTGTTGCAATTAATGCAACGATAGTTGTAATTGTAACCGTAACCACGATAAGCTTGTCTTGTGGAACGTCGATTGACTCTACGAGATTGACGATCACCAACACGACCAGCTACACCACGGGCATTAGGGAAAAAACCCCTACCTTGTCGAAAAAATAACCCTGCTTCTGCTCCTACAGCAGATAGCATGAAAATCAAACAGACAATGATTAATAGAATCTTCCGGCTTCCCATTAGGGTACTCCTTTGTGAAATTAACTAGGACGGGTTGTAGCAATGATAATTGCATTGCGGGTTGTTTTACGAACTGAACTTTTAATAGAAGCACCACTAGAAGACGATGTAGTTGATGCTGCTGATTTCATTCCAGGTTTACGATTCTTGACTCGGAAACGTGCTTTAGTAGCAGGCTTGCGAATTCGCTTTCTAACTCCCGCCCCACCAAAATTAGGTAGTGCCATTTTGTTTACCACCTTTCTATTGTTGTTGACTGTAGTTTGGTAGTTGTTTTTGACCAGGGTTAGGTAATTGATTTTGGCCCGCAGTACCATCCATAACAGCTTGACTATGAGCCTCTACATCTGATGGATACATACCATCTGATGCTGTAGGTAATGCTTCTACCAGTCCTGTGATTTTTACGTCGTAACGTACTTTCTTACCATACCTAAGAAATAATAGAGGATCGCAGATATATTTGCAAGCTGGTTGAATTATCCAGTTAGCAGGTTCTTCTAAGGTAGAATAGAAAGCCTGTTGTGGCACTACACGACCCGCATAGGCCCCTGTACCATCCGAAACAACTACTTCAGGGGGAATGCCTAATCCTTCCCATTCTTCATCGTCTAGGTTTCTACCATAGACAGCTAGCCCTTCAGGAACTGGTCTAGCATCCGATGGTATCAAATCCCAAACTTGTCCAGAATTTTCAGAAAATGATGGAATAGCAGCACCACTACCAGCTTGGTACTTATCAATCATTTCCATAGCTATATGGCGATTGGGAGTTCTCCTAGTAACATTCCCTTCTTGATCGTAGGCAACAGGTGTAGAACCACTAGGATACTTAATGATGGGACCATTAAAGGAATTACGATAGAACCAATTGGCTCTAAGATCACGAAAACCTCTATAACCCCATTTCTCCCACCAAGGCTCAAATGCACCAAACAAACGAGTACGACCGAACCAATGATTTACTTCAGGCTCATGGACTGCCCAATAACATTTTGGAATGGGGACATACTGCGGACCTTGTGTAGCATACTTGGTTCGATAAACATTCATACCGGTCAAGTGACCTTCTTTGGATACAGGACGTACATCATAAGGTGATAGGAACTTGAGATAATCAAATTCATATTCTCCTGAATCTTCATCCTGATAGTACATGATTTCTTGACCAGTGAAACCAAATACAAGCATAGTTGTTAAAGCAGCACCAGCAGCTTTATTCATAAACCTTTGTAGGGTTTTATAAACTAAGTCACCTGCTTCAGAATCATAACAATCTAATTGGAAATCAACATTCTGAAGGATAGGACCTTTCAAAATTTCGATACCAAATTTCAATCTAGGATCACGCATCATCAACGGGATATACCAGTTGTAGAAACGTGGTCTATTAGGATTGATATGATAGTTACCATAAGGACTAGACCCGTAGGCTAACGGGACTTCGTACTCTGGTGTGTAGTCTTTTGATAACTCTGTTCTAGTGATAGCCATGCCGCAGCCCTTTCAGCTTTCTCTTTGTCATCTGTCGCTAGCCATACTAGATCGTGGAACCTACGCTCTGTTAATTCAGCTTGTGTACGTCTTTGTGACAGTTCATCTTGTGCAATCATAGAGGGAATAAAGTAATGAAGAATTTTTACTTGATTCTCATCTAATGTAAAAGCATTTATCTTGTACTGATAAGTTACTTCGACGTATCTTCTAAGTTTTTTTTTATCTCAAGCATCTGCTTTGAAAGTGGATTCAAAATAGCAAGTGCATTACCTGGGGATAATATATTACCATTCAAAGCTACTTCCCATCGTTTATTAAAAAACTCTGCAAAAGCTATAGCTCTATCGGTTGTCGTAATACCTTCAGGGAAAGATTCTTTCAATTGGGCTAAACCTAAACCCAAATCCATCGCATCATCTTCTAATTCAACATTTATGGACTGTAGTACAATCTTAGTTTTGTAACTAGGTACTACTAATTCATTTACACTACTCATTGGTTTTCCTCTTTCCTAAACATTTTTGGAACGTCAGTAACATACTTGTCGTTTTCAGGTTGAGTAGGACCAAATCCATTACCTTTTTCCATAGGAACAAGAATATAGGTTTTTGTCCATACTAATCTATACACTGTAATGGTTCTACCATTTCTATCTTTTCTGGGGATAGAATTAAGAGAGGCGACTTTATCTCGCCCGTACTTAACGGCTTTCATACCCCCATAGCTTATCAAATTGGGGGCATTGATTCTATATCCATCCCGTTCAGCCATTCCCTTCATAACAACTACAAATAGCTTGCCTGTTGGATTATGAACAGTTGGGAAAGCTTCAGCTATTTCAGGGGATGTTTCAGCCACAGGATCAGCCACAGGACTGACTTCTTTAGGGGACTCTGGATTACCACGGATGCTTTCTTCTCTAGGAGGGTTCTCAGAAAGAGGAACATTAACAGTTGATTCATTTACATCAACTAATTCAACATGGTTATAGTAGTATCTCCATGCTTCATCTGGTTCTGGTCGTTCACTTTCAGCCATGTAGGCATTTTGTGATGATGGGATGAATTTGATACTAGGGTTATTTTGTTCAATAATTTGGTTACAAGGATTGATGATTTGTTCACCTGTTCCTGTAGTTAAACTTCCACCAATAAATACAGGAACCTCAGAAGAATTCAAATCATCTATACCTTGTCCAATGATGAAATTATCTCTAGCTCCCCAATTGTTAGAGACACCAGTAATACCTTTGAACATACCTGTAGCTTCAAATAGTTTTTCAGTAGTTACCCATATTGTACCTCGTACTGAAAAATCAAATGAGTTACCAGTTACTTCATCATCAATCTGAATGTCATCAACAAATAACCTTGCTCTTGTTGGCTCACCAGTAGCAGGGTTACTGTAGCTCACAGTTTTGAATCGAATTAAACGATCAATGATAATACGACCGAGAGCAATCCATGCTAGGGTTTTGTTATGACTAAGGCTCAATCCATTACGGGGCTTAAATACTAATACACTAGCAGTAAGTCCAAACTGCCATTCATTGAAATTAGCTTTGTTGCGAGAACCACTAAGGCTTTGCCGCATTACTAGATCACACATTGGCTCTGGTAATGGTTGATCTGTCATTTTTTCAGTATCAGTAATAGTAAAAGATAATTCTTTACGATCTTCTGATAATTGAAAACTATGTTTACGATCATAACCATTGATACGAGGAAATTGAGCCTTGATTAGTTCTTTAGCCCTTTCAATATAACTACTGTATCTCTGCCCATCTATTGAGGTAAATGGGTTTGTTTCTACCACACCTGTTGCTACTCTAGTACGAACACCCCCTGATAGATCATCCCAATCCCAACTAAGAGAGTAGTTGTATGATACTATTAACCCATTTAGGGGAGATGCACTAGTACAGTTAGCAACATTAAATTCTACTGTCCAAATAATATGAGCAATACGATTACTCTGTAACTGTTCATATTCAAACCCAACAGTTTTAGGGCCATTATTAAATTGGGTAGTTGTCTGTCTTATATCCATTTCCCCTAAGCCTAAGCCTTTAATTGTTAGTCTTTTACAGGGGTTATGTAATCTCCTACGAATGGTATCAACAGTATTATCTGTGCTTTGATACCCTGATACTGTTTCTTCAATCGTTGTTACAAAATCAGCCGTAAGAATGATTCTAGTATATTTGATTGTCTTACCAGCAGAATCATAAACAGGGATTTCACTGGTACGGACTTTCAGCCCATAGGGTGGTATAGAATACCCATTGTAGGTTAGCTCTACATTATCAGAGATAGTGCCAAGTTGACTAGCTATTGTTGCCATAGTAACTATTACAATTAAATGATTGTAAGATCACTGAAGGGATCATTTGGATCATAACCATCATAAGCATCTTCAGCACCAGAAAAATCAAAAGGATGCTTAGTTACATCTTCGCGTAATCCAGGGGGTAAATCTGAAGGTTTGATATTCATTCCGCCTAGATCAAATAAATCATTTAGATCACCCAAACCAGGAGCTAGATTATTTGCATCGTTCTTTGTTTTTGTTCGTAGATCATCACGAGCATTACGTGCTACAGGGTCTAACAAAGAAATTATCTTACCTAGCAAATCAAAAGGTAATTCTAATAAATCTTTAATAACATTGAGAATTCTTAATCCTGAATTCAAAATGTTCATAATTGCCATTCCTGTCCCTGTTATAAAACGAATAACAGGGCTAAGTAGATCAAACATTTCTACTTTGAATTGGGATAGAGCCATTGTTAGCTCACCACGACTAGCCTCATTGATAGCAAGTTGTTCATCTAATCGATTACTATTAGTCAAGGATTGTAACATTAAGTTACGATCAGTTTCCGCTTGGGCACGCCTTAAACCCCCTGAAAACTGTCCTAAGCTATTTAAGGCTTCTTTGATAACAGCATCCCAAAGAAACATAGAAACAATGATACCAGAAATAGCCGCAACACCTTTTCCTAACCAATCGACCCATCCCCCTATAGCATCAGTAACACCAGTTACAGCACCAGTGACATTATCCATGATTGAAGCAAACATGGATTTATCTTCTACATAACGATCATTAGCATCATCTATTGCTTTGAAGAATGCTTCTAGTTGTTCTTCAAAGTCATCTGGTAAAAATGGTATGTAAGAACTATCAAAAGATACTTCTTCCATATCCTTTAGTTTTGGTTCAAAACCACCAACATAAGAACTATCAAAAGATATTTCTGCTATATCTTTTAATTTCTGTTCAAAACCCCCCACAAAAGAAGTATCAAATTCTGTTGCTTTTGATAGGGTATCTATATTAGCCCAAACAGATTTTAGTGACCGCTCAATACCAATAGCAAAATTATCTAGGGCATCTGCTTCAGGTATATTTTTCCAAAAATCTGTAAAGGTTTCTGGAAAGATATATTTAAGAATCTCTCCTTTTCCTACTGGGGTAATACCCTCAAGAGGATTGGTTAATGTTTGAGTTGTAGGTACATCCGTAGAAGTACCCATTAGACTGATTATGGGTCTAAGGGCATCTATGAACTTATCAAAATTATCTTCATTAGAGAATAAATCTTTGAAAGCTGATGATGAAAATACATCAAGTAAATCTTTCTTACTTAATGCGTCAAAATCTTCAAAGGGATTTTGTAACGACGCATCATCTTTTAGTTTAGATACGTCGTTACTATCCCCACCATCATCAGAGAAATTTATCTCTAAAGTAACTTTGTCCATCAGAAGCTACTTTCTAAGAATTAAGACAATCCGGTAGATGAAGTGTATTCCCAGAACCGCATAACTCCGCCAGAATCAGTATAGGGTAATACTCTCAATTGAATTTGAATGAACTTTTCTCGCCAGTTCAAAGCTTCTTCGATTTGGTTTCCATTATTCAGGAATACAGATTTATACCAACGAACATTGTTCGTACCACTATTCATGGTAGCGGCATAAGTACCTGCTAATGGTTTCAACTTCAGCATACCAGCTTGTTGGGACCATAATACACCAGATGGTTGAATGGCACCTTCAACAGCATAAGTACCATCACCAGCAGTAACAGCTAAAGTATCAAGGTAATTAGGCTTGAGCATCTTACGGATAATTACTTTGTCTACTTCTTGCAGAACAAAGTCTAGGAACATTCCTTGACTACCAGCAGTTACACCATCAACTACAGTCTCACCATACAGACCAGTAGTTAATTCATGTCCACCAATAGGTTCACGTTGTTTGATACCGGTATTATCTAATGCACCTAATGATGCAAAAGTACCAGAATACTCACTAGCATAAGGGGCATACCATGCTTGGTAAGGACCCATTACAGGTTGGATAATAGGCATTTGATTTTCCTCAACTTGGTAAAGTATTCACGAATCGTACAGCATTACTAAATGGAATTTGAATTAAATAGGCTTCAAATGTTTCTACTGATCGTTTTACACCCTTTTCAGAAGGTTGAATCCTAAAGTGTTCAGGGCCTACTTCTCTGGGGGTAAGATCAGCATTAGGTTGAAGAAACATTGGTTGCCCAGCAAATTCTCCATCAGTCTTTATGTAGCTGTTGATCTTTTCGATTACATCGTACTTACCATCAATTGTTTCAATGATTGCTTCCATGATTTCGGTCATGGATATTGCTCTATTTTGGTAAGTATCAGTATAAAGATCAACACCACGCATATCAGCAGGAATACCTACCTTACGCATGGTTAAAGCCACAATGATTTGATAAATCTCTTTTCTAGTGGGACCTAAAGTCTCTCTACCTACATTTGATAAATAAACCCCAATGAATGTACGTGCTGTAGATGGCGATGCTCTTTCATCTACTGTGATTTGAATTGAACGAGATTGGAGATAACGTAATTCCGAACTATCTCCTATGGATTCTTGTAGAGATTCTACAACTCCTTGAAGTAATGCCGTCTTAGCTTTGGTGATTGTTATACTCATAGTTTTGCTGTGAGTTTGCGGACTGCTGCGGCTGTACCTGCTGTCATCGCTAAGCGAATCCAAGGTGACATGTTATCGGGCCAAAGTCTTCGTCTAGGTATGTATGATTTTTTTGGGTCGTGATGCTCAATTGCGTATTTAACTCTAGTACCCATAGTTAAACCAGATCGGTCTACAGTAAATATCTGGTTTCTATTTCTTGCTCTATATTGTGTTCCATTAAAAGCACCAGGAGTTAAACTAGCTACAAGTCTCCCCTTATGAATAAGCACTGGAAATTTTTCTTTGCCATAGACTTGTAACTTTGTTTTGGCCCCTTCTGCTTTTAGTACACTCCAAGCTTTTCTTGCTGCAAAGGCTTTGGCTTTCTTTACGGGAAATTTTCTCTTTTGGATAAAGAAAGCTTTGAATTGTTTGTAAATCGACCACCAGCGTTTTCTCTCTGTTGGGGTTAGTAAACCAAGTGGAGTACGGGTAGTTTTCTTTGCTCTGCGGTAGGCTTTTGTTCTAGGTGATAAATCGGGCCAGCTATTTCCAAGATCATCTTTAGCTAATGTTGATTTCCAAATGTAAGCTTTGAAGATCGAGTTATAAAGACTATAAGCAAATCCGCCCCAAAATGCTTCACGAACTCCATAGATATCATTTTTCTTACCAGAAAGCATCCGGGGCAAATCTCTTATCATTCTCCTAACTGTTTCTTTACCCTTACGGGTAGTAACCTTGAAATTATTTTTACTCATAACAACCACTGACTATCGGTAGGTGCTGTTACTTGTCCAGGGTAAGAGCCAGTTGAGCTACGTTCATCCAATTGCATTCTATCCCTAGTATTCTGATTAACAACATGATTTCTTACTGCTGGAATATCCGGTTCGATTACAGCTTGTCCTGAAATATGTCGGCGATAGTCTTTAATATCATTGAGGTATTCGTAAATACGCTCTAATTCAGTTTCATACAAAGGGGCATTGCCTCTTCTCTGGGAGAGAAAATTAGCAGCAATAACCCTAGCCCGCATTCTGATTTCAGGAACATTAGCAATTGAGTCATCAAGATAATACTCTTGTGTGTATGAAGTAATTACACCAGTTGCATAAGCAACTACTTCTTCCATAAAAGTAGTACGTTGGGAAGTTAGTAAACCTTCCATCAAATCTTCATAGGCGTCTTTACCTATTAAACGGATAATCTCTGCTGTACTGGTGAAAGTAGCCATATTATTTACTCCTAATAAAAAACCCCACCCCATTAGGTATGGAGTGGGGTTCCGTAGCGAAACTACGTCCAACAGTGTGTATCAACTAAGCGATAGTCGCATAGAATACCGCAGCAGGAATATCAAGCACAGGCAAGTAGTTATCTACTGCCGTCAAGGTACGTCCAGGTGGTTTCTCAAATGGGCATTGCCACGAGTAGAAGCCATACCGCATTTGGGATTCAGGACGATTCGGTAGTTCACGAATCGGTTCACCACTTTCCACAATGCTGTACCAATCACCACCAGGGGCAGGAGTGAACAAGGCACGAGCATCAGGCATAACCTTGCTGGAGTTAGCAGCAGTTTGGCTATCCACCTTCTGATCCACGTTCTGGACAACATCAGTAACATGGAACACGACGTTTGGAATAGCCGTGAATGTTACAACGTAACCGCTAGAACGATTCGGACCACCAATGGTCGAAACTTCTTGACCAGTTTGCGAATCAAAGATACGTACCCAAGTACCTGAAATGTTACGAATGATCGTATTGTTATACAGGTAGGTGAGAACGGTACTGTTGATCCAGCAAACGCTGATCGGATGACCACTAACACGTTCCGCAGCAGCATTCAATGCCAAGATTTGGGCAGGAATGTTTGTTGAGGAACTTGACCAAAGATCACTGAAGATCGAATCACAGTTACCAACATTGGTAGATGGGATTTGATAATCAACATTGAAGGTGTAACCGGAAGCCGATTTTTCAACTAGTGAATAGTTATCATCATCCTTCTTGACACCAAAACCGTTACGGAACATCCGAGTTACCATGAACTCATTGGTGTTACCGAAACGCTGCATGAGGCGACCCATTTCCCGGCCTACCCATGCTTGACCAGACTCATCAAGATCGCCGATCTTACCACCAATCGGACGATACTTCATAATGTCTTCGTCAAAGATATCAAGTTCTTCGTGCAAGCGAATGACATGCACATCGAACTTTCCTACCGGATGGCGACGAACTTTTGCAGGACCGGTTTTAGGTGGTCGAACATTAGCAAGCAAACGAGTGTTGTTGTAAATGTCACGAGAGAATTCACGAACTTCACTACGTTCACGAACAGAACCAGGACCAATCCCATAGAAATTACTCATAGGGGTTGCTGGTGCTTTGTACTGACTTCGCACCCCCATAACATTTCTATGGCGAAACAAATCTTCTACTGTGATATTAGCCATATTGAAATCCCTTTACGAAGCAGTAACTTTAATTAGGTATTTAATCCTAAGTTATTAAGAAGTTGCACCATAGATAACAGCATGATAGGTTGAGCCAATGCCGTAAATATCCATAACCTTGTTTGTAGCAGCAGCAAGATTCAATGTTTGGGCAGTTGTACCATCAGACAACTTAAGTTGGCCAGCACTAGGTGTAGCAACTTGAAGAATCTGATTACTAAACTGACGCAAACGCAAACGGAAACCTTGCTTTGGGGCTGGTAAAGTAACAACAACAGTACCAGTAGCACCGATATTATTGATTGTTGCCCCATGCCATGTACCGTCAATCGTCTTATCTGCAATAAGTGTTGCATTACGAGGAATAAGAGGATTACGAATATCATCTAGTAGGAATCGTTCAGCAAGTTGGTCCCGAACAACAAATTCTAAATCCTTACCGGATAGACCATAAGTAGATTCACCAGGAATCAGAAGATTATCATTTTTGAGATAACCGTCTGTGATGATGCTACCTACAAAATGGTCAGCAGCAACACCAGATTCAAGCGTACTCTTTGTACGTGCTAAAACCCCAGCAATCTTTTCAGCACCATTGCTGGCACCAGGGGTCCATTGAGTATAGCTATTGCTACTGGCAATAAATCCAAGCAACAAACCAGCACGTAATTGAGTAGTTGGGGTATTACCGGCATCAACAGATGCAGCAAGAACCTTACCACCATCAAAACGATTGTGTTGAGTGGTATTAAACCATGTCAAATCAATTTCAGCAGTTTCAATGACTGCTGATACACCCGGAATTGTCTCAAAACCACCTTGATATTGACTCATCGTAAAACTCCTTGTATGAGTACCCTAAATTGTATTAGGGATTAAGCACTAACTGATTTCATACCCTTCATAAATGCAGATTCAGCAGCTTGAACTTCACCCTCTTCACTCTTGGGTACAAGATCATCCAAGGTATGTACAGCAGCCCCATCAGGCTGATAGCCTTGGGTTAGTTCTTGAGAAAGAGTAGTCATACCCTCTTTTGCAATAGAAACATTGGTAAGAACAGCCTCAATTGCATCTAAGGCAATTTCATAAGATGGCTTCTTCCATTCCTTAGTTTCACGATTGAAATCATCAACCGACATGGTAAGCATATCCAAGTTCGGGAAGAGTGCTTCAGCTTGTTCTTTCTTCAAAGCACCGGCTTTAACGATGGCATCCAAACGAGAACGCAAAGTTTTGCGAGTCTCCTTCTGAATACTGCTCATGGTCATTTCCAAAACCAGATCGTCATTTTTTGTTTCGGTTTGGGTACTCATAGTAACAACACCTGTTTTTTCAGTGGTTTCTTTGGGTTGTTTGTTCGGATTAGCAGGTTTGGGATTCTTTGGGGCCAATTGTTCTTCTTGATTTTTTTGGTCCGCATCCCATTGCTTCAAGGCTATTACTAGCCGTTCTATGAAATTATCTTGAGAGGTATCGTCGGGAAGGTCAATAGGAATTTTTCGTAAAAGCTGAATAGCCTCTTTCGGATCAGTAGGGTTAATTGTCACTGATGACTCTTCACCAGTGCTTTTTTGGCTGAAATTCCCGTTATTTGTCCCATTATCAGGAATTAAAGATGACATGGACATAAGCGAAAATTCTCCCTCTGTCATAGGGATAAAATTTTCCTGATTTGGCTCTACCGCATGAACGCAAGAGGCGACATGTACCAAAACATCCTTCCATTCCTTACCCGTTCCATCGGTATAAGTCTTAGCAGCACCGATAGATGTTTCCTTAATGGTAGTGCCTAACTTACCTGCTGGTGTATTAGGATCATCAAGTGAACCAGGAGCTTCAACTTCACCCCACAAGGCACCATCTTCAATATAAAGCTTATCCCAAAACCCTAGATTGAGATTAGAGTCCCAAGGAGTAGGCTTACCTGTACGGGGATCAATAAGTTCACCGGATTCAGTCTCAATAACTGGCCTAGGTGGAATACCCTTCTTATCATAATGAACCGATGGATTAGGAAGTTTATATCCTAATTCAGTTTTCATTTGATTAAAACTATCCACCCAATGTTTCATACGCTCCAAAGGAATGTCATCAAGTTCCCTTGACGAACCATTCTTCACAGCATTATGGCGACCAGGAGTGAGAATCTTCTTACGAATACGCTGCATTGTAGCTGGCATTGTTTATTCCTTATGCACTAGCAAGAGTGTCATCAATTGAAGGTGAATCGGCTGATGGTAACTGAATAGCGTATGCTTTTCTAAAGAAGGTTTGGAAAAGACCAGCATCATTGTTCGCTATCACAATATCAGTCTTATGTCCTAATGCTGCATAAGTCTTAATTGAACTAGTGTGATTCAGCACCCAATATGCCCAGCCTAAACCATTCCAATAAACAGCAGGAGTAAGCACTACTTTGTTTATGTCAATGATATCCGCACTAGATGCTTCTGTTACATATTCAACTTCTACATAAACATCATTCAAATCTACCGTAGCTGGCAATCTGAAAAATGTATATGCAACTCCATCTTCTGTTGAAGCAGTATCTAAAGTAACGGTTGTTTGTGAAACAATAGTAGCATCGGCATTAGTTCGTAGCTTAATACCAATAACATTGTTGCCACCACCAGGAGAACTATTAATAGATGCAAACAATCCTAAATAATAAAGCTTGTGATGCTCTAAATTACTTATTTTTTGAAGTGCATAAACACCTTGGGTTTTAATTCTTAAAGGTCCTGTACCATTACCAGCAGAACCATCTACATAATCAGTAGTGATTGTACCAGATACAGACCAGCCATCAGGAGAGTCACCAGACCAAGAATTAAAGTTGTAGTGATTAGCTACTAAGTTATTAGTTCCTTCTACACAAGTAATAGCAGGACCATTTCCAGGTGTTTCAGATTGAAGTTGATAAGGCTCAACAGCAGTAACACCTGTATAAAGTTGAGCTATTTCAGAACCAACAACTGAATTATCAATTAATTCAGCAGTAACTTTACATGATCGAGCTAATTGAGATTCAATGCCGTCATACCGTAAATGAGCAGCAACATTGTTACCCGGTGAATTTACCCCATCCAAAGTACGTGAACAAAACAGAATAGGATATTGAGGATCATCATTAATAGATATAAGACTCTCACTAGCTGCTTTATCAACATCATTTGTATCGAGGGTTACAACAGATGATTTGATTGTTTCAGCATTATCTATCATGTAGTCATATAGACCATTGAGAACATCTGTAACTTGAAAGTTATAGATGGATAACTCATCAATCACGTAATCACGATCTAACAGGATATCCCTTGTGTTCAAAATTACAGAACTAATCCAGTTCGTAATAGTAGATTGAAAGCCTGCAAATTGATCCGGCACCGATTTGTAGTAATCTTCTAAGTTTTCTTCTTCTAAGACTGTAAAGATTTCTCCCTTTGACGTATTCAAAGCAGTTACATAAGTCATCCAAATGTTAATAGCTTTGACGTACTTACCAATTACTTTGAACAGTCCATCATGGTCTAGTGCCATATTACTACCCTCATATATGAGAAATTAAGTTCCTTGGTAATTTAGATTTTTTCTGGGAGAAAGACAAGAGAAGCCGGAAATAGATAATTTCACGAACGGGGGTTATGTAACAAAAAGGCCATTTCTAAGCCATCCGTGCCATTTACAGGCTTTATCTAAAATAGATGGCTGAAGTGTAGGAAAGTCCAGGTTTCCATCAAATTCCCAACTAGGGCCATTCTCTGTAGTGTATTGGGCGTTTTTAAAAGGTAAGTATCCTTGCCGCTTACAACCACAGGGGCAAACGTAAATCATACCTTGTGGTTCATCATCTAAAAAACGAATTGCGAAGTTACCAGGGTCTATTAGGTAATCTTCATTAGTCACTCTTTTAGCTCGAATGTTCATAAAAAGTCTCTTTGAGATAATTTCACGATTGGCGGGGTTATAACAAATACTTCCAAAACATAGATTCCCTATTAGGGTAAATATATTAGGGTGAATCTACTATATATATATATATATATAAATAATACTCTGCCTATACCTATTTAAGTATTTATAATACTTCAGGGTTTTAGAAATGGTTGTTACCAACTGTAGGCTGAGAAAGAACGAGTTAAATTCTGTTTGCTATGTTGAGTCTCCTAGTATTCGTAATTTGGTAGAGCAAGTCCGTTGTTCCAATGCCCTCTTGCAAGTGGTGAGTCATATACATCTTCGTAGTATTGTCTCTCGTCACCACCAACACACTGTTGGACATAGTTTGCAGCATTGGAAACATTATCAACAATGTCATCTGTTTCGTTGGGGGCACCCATCCAAGTTAAGACTTCATTTTCAAAGTCATCTAACCAAGGAGCATCATCGGGTAAGAGTATCATACCCTTGGATGCACGGAACAAAGCATTAGTTGCGTTCTTAACTTTATCCACAGAAGTATAGATTTCGTCAATAGGGAGTCCTAAAGACGCACCGACTTGAGTTACCCCAAGTCCCAAACCGTTTCTTTCTGCGATAATTTTGAGGGGTTTGTAGACTTGACTAGCATAAACCAGCCGTTGCAAAAGTTCTGGAATTTCGCATTGTTTGCGAATCATGTCCAAAAGCAGCAAGTAATTATCTGACGTTTTAGCCCAGATACAGACCACAGACCAAGCTGGCCCTTTGTTCTTATGTAGGCTTAAACCACCAGGGAGACTTCGTTGTGTACCAGCAGGATCAACCGTAAAGAAAATCTCAACTGTATCTTTGTGCCAAGTTTTTCTTGATTTCAATGCACTGAAATACTGTCCCCTAGTTTCATAACGATCATCAAAGTTTTCAGGTTTGAATCGGCTGTATTGATTTGTAGACCAATCACCATCACGCATTTGAGTACGTGTAACAGGGTCCATTTCATTCAAAGAATAGATATAACTAGGATCAAGTGAGGGATTATCTTTGTAAAATGCCTGTAGAATTTTACGATACGGATGCTTCCCTACCCAAGTTCCTAATTCATCATCCCAAGTAATACGAAATCTACGTCTAACCCAATCAACACCAGGACCAATCGGATTCGTGCTAGAACGCATACGCAAGGGAATATCTGATCCAGTTACTTGTCGTAGTGACCGGAACATAAACGTGTACTGGAAATCTTCAAAAGTGGTCAATTCTTCTAGGCCGATAAAGTCAAATTCTGTTGACTGCCCCATCCATACGACTTTACCGTTATATCGAGTTAGAACTGTATGATGAGGGGGTACAGTCACACAATGAACATCACCAGAATAAGGAATTTGCTGTAGAGTTTGTGACTTTGTTTCCTTAACTGTAGAGTTTTTAATCAGAGTATCACGATCTAATTTCGTTAAAGACACTCGCCAACCAGGAGTTTCTTTACCAAAACCAATCATGGTGTAGGGTTTTGTTGTTGGTCTATAACCGCATTTAACAGCTATTTCAGAAACATCTTCAGCTAATTGTTTTGAACTAGTTACAAAAACACCATTAGTAGAAGATTTCCAAGTACCATCCCCTTTTACTAATGCTTTCAATAAAATTTCCAAATAAGCACTAGACCATTGTTTCACTTCTTGAGGTAAATGTTTATTTTTAGCTCCTTTACCACAATTCTCATGTAACCACAGTACAAGACTTTTATTGTTGAATATGAATCGTTTAGCATCAATGTACTTATTAGTATTTATCTTGGCATAAAGTTTCTTTAGTTCTTTTCTACCACTTTTCTTTACTTGGGTTACAACTACCGCCCATTTATCTAAATCACAATTACCTTCAGCAATCCACCAGCCTAAAAATTCAGCCCAAACTTTAGGATTAAATTCAATAGACTTGCCATTATTACCATCTGAAGTAAATACCTTTCCTACAGGATCAACACCAGTCCATAGACAAACTTGCGGTAATTTTGCAACAGCCGGTAAAGCATCAATCCGAGATTTTTTCAGCTTATTACTACGTTGTGTACTAAACCAAACCTCATGGTTAGGAGTCACACAAAAACCTACTTCTCTTGAATCTTTACTGTACATATCCCCTTGATAGTGGTATTTATGTAATTTGGTTACAGGTTTATACTCCATAACCCGTGTTTCAGGATTCATAGAAGCTACTAGTTCTCCTAATACAATATCTTTGATATTCTTCCAGCCTGATATTGTTAGTAATTCTGTATTAGGATGAAAACACTGATACCGCATATGATCGAGTTCGGTTCTCAAAAATGAAATGGTTAATCTAGCTCCTGATGGGAATTGAAAGCTATGCTCTCCTTTATTCCATTTTACTTCACCTGTTTGGATGAAAGGCCAAAACCATTGTTGAGCACGATCATAAATAGCACTAGAAAGCTTAGATTCAGAGATAGCCCTTCTCAAAATTAGGGCATTATAATTAGGTTTATGGAGATACTGACAAGCTGCCATTAGAATAGCATCCGATTTCCCAGAACCAGCACCACCACACATTAAAGCCTCTCTATGGGGTATCATTAGAAAGGCTCTTTGCTTGGGATGGGGCCTATATGGCTTACCATCTACGGTCAATTTAGGAATATATCTTGACCATTGAAGGAAATTTGTGTTCATTATCAGTATCTCTCTTCCCAGAAAAAAACATGTTGGGGTTAGGTTATGGGATTATTACACCATTGGAAATGCGATGACAATGCTGCTAATACTAGCATATTAGCTACTGTTGGTACAAATATAGTTACAGGGGGTACTAATACTTCTAGTTTGCGTACTACAGGGCCAGGGGGGTTATACCCTTATGCTTTCTTACTAAATGGTACAAGTCAATTTCTTGATGCAGCATTAGCATCAATTAGCTTTTCATCGGGTAATGCTTTTTCTATAGGTATGTTTTTCAAAACAAGTGTAATTGCTAATACAGGATTAGCTGGTACAACATCTACAGCTAATTCACGAATTTTTGTTAATGGTATAACCGTTATTAGTGTAACATCAACAAGTACAACAACTTTGGGATGGGATTTAGTTGACACTCTTCTTGTAGATACGTGGTATCATATCCTTGTAACCAGAACAGCCGGTAATATCTGTAGAGTTTTTATAAATGGAGTAGAATCCTCTGAAGGGGGTCAATCATTACCAGGAACATTTGCTCTTACTGTATTTGGAAGACGTAATACAAATTACCTACCCGGTAGTATTTGTGGTATTAAAGTTTTTGATTCTGATGAATCAGATAATGCTTTAACACTAGCTAATGAAATGAATTTTGTACCTACAAAGAGATTTGCTTTTCAGCAACTCAACATTCCTAGGAGATAACAAATGAGAGCTATCCGAAGAGAGACATTGACTATTGCAATTGATACAACTACCAGTAATGGATTAGAAATTACTGATAGTGTTTTTGGAATGCTACAATTTCCAGCGGCATTTACTGGAACTGTAGTAACACCACAGATTAAGGCTCATCCTAATGCAGATTGGGCAGATGTTTACGACGATGCAGGAGACACTATCACCATCCCTGTAGTCGATGGTAAGGCTACTCGGATTCCAGATGAGTGTTTCCCTTGTTGTAATCTAAGAATCGTTTCTGGATCATCTGAAGCTGCTGCAAGAACAGTTTATTTCATTGGGTCTACCTAAAAAAACACCCCCTAGGATCAATTAAGTTCCTAGGGGGTTTGCAAAACCAGCCCAATTCTTGCCGTACTGCCAAATCAATTCCAAGAATAGATTATCTATACTTGGGAGTCAACACCTTCTTGAAGAACTTTTAGGAGTTCATGGACCCCTCTAGCCGCCATAGGAATAGCCTTAACAGTCTGAAGGTTAAATTCAGCCTCATTTCCTGTATAGATGCCCAAGCTGTTCTTAGTATGTCCAAGCATCATAATGGTAAGCATGGCTAGTTCACCAGGGCTTACCGGCTGGCTCATAGCACCAGCCTCTTTCATACGGCTAATCTTATCTTCCAAGACACGAATCTGATCGTTCAAAGTCTTAATATCAACTTCAGACTTACTAGAGTCACTAAGAAGATCGTTGTGCTTTGCTTGCAATTCAGAGAGAGCCGTTTCAGCCTTGATAGCTTTATCTGCTTCTTGATTATACTTACCTTCTAGTTCTTTCAACTTTGCAGAAAGACTAGATACTTCTTTCTCAAGATCAGCATTACTTTTACCCATCTATAATTTCTCCTTCGATTTCAACGGGGCTAGGTAGCCTAAGTGGCATACCTTCACTATTGAGTTGTAACACACCGTCACAACCATCAGAAACTTCATCTTCCATAGCTTCCATTTCTTCATCTGATAGTAATTCACCAGCTTGAATACGTTTAGCTATGTAGTAATCCTCATTCAAAGTAATTAGACCAGCAGCAGCTAATTCTTCTAAAGAATTATGCTTTTCTTCTTCTGTAAGAGCAAGTGTATCAGGATCAGAGTCAATCTGTTTAACTTCTGATGGGCTACCTAAAACACTTTCAAGAGATACATTACCAGTATGGGTATGTTGAATGCTCTTAGTTGTAGCAGGATCATCACGCCAAGCATCCCCAAACAATCGAGCTAAGGGGCTATTCCGTAAGAAGAACTTAGGATCATCTTCTTTGATACTTGTTTCTACTTCACCAATGCTAATTGCGGCTGTTCTATTAACATCATTGAATAATCGAGCATAGTAAGTATCTTCTACTCTATCTTCATAACGGTTAATATCTTGTGCCCCTCTACGGAGATATGTCATTAGTTCTTGGGGGGAACAAATACCACTAGCAGCACAAGCAACATTAAGACTTACACCATCTTTGATTTGGGCAATGAAGTATTTGTAATCATCAGGACGTTTTTCAATGACATTATAAATCTTAGACAGTTCTGTACCTTTAGCTGGTAGTTTCTTTCGATTAGGTATATCCAGTAGAGTAAAGATATTATTTCCTACTAAATCTTTATCTCCTTGATCGGTAATTTTTTTAGCAGCTTTCTTGATAGATACGGGTTTAGCCTTTGCCTCTTTAGCATAGGTATTAAATACCCCTTTCTTCTTAGGTGCTTTTTTCTTTGTTGGTCTAACAGGCTTAGCAGATTTTTTTACGGCTTTCTTCTTCGCCATTTCCTAAACTCCAAAAAATAAGCAATCCAAGAGATACCTTTCAGTATACTACTTGGATTGCCTAGAAGGAATCAACTATTCTTATCGACGGTTCCAACCATCTTTCCAATCACCCCCAAGCTTCTTCATTTCAGCAGGAGTAAGGGTATCAGTTGGCTTGATGATCTTCATTTCGATAGCACGAAGAACAAGCAATTGAATCTTGTGGCATTCCAAAATGCCCATCATAGCAGCTTTATGATTATCGACAGTTGAGACTGCCAATTCTGTTAGTGTAGCAATCTCACGAACGGAACACCCAAGAACTACTAAACGTAGAATTTGGGTTTGGCGTTCTGTCAACAAGCCCCCAGATTCTTTTGTACGATTGTAGGCGTGATGCTCACTACCAGACTTAAATTTCTTCAAACTAGCCTTTTGCTTTTCAGTAAGAGGCTTCTTAGCTGTTTTCTTTGCTGGTTGCTTTGCCTTACTCTTAGTTTTTGACTTAGACTTAGCCTTCGTCTTGGGTTTTGTAGCTGTTTTTGCAGGTACAACTTCTACAGCAGTTGTCATTATCTAGCTCCTTTTCATAAATAGGGGTAAAAGTACACTAACTAAGTATAGGGTACTAGGTTCTGGAATTGCAAGGATACTTGGGGTATTTTGATGGAAATTTCTTTGCCAGTGTAAAAAATCTCTACCAGATGTTCCTGTATCTTGCCATACAAGTAGATCAGCAGCATCTACATAACCATCATCGTTAAAGTCACCTACTCCTGAATAGCGATCATTAGATACAACTTCCCAAATAATCTTGTTAATCTTTTCTACAAGACTACTCAATGAAATCATATTATTGAAGTATCCTAGTTCCGGTAGTTCTGTAACAGGTATTCTAAATAGTGTTGAATAAACTGTAGCTGCTGCTGTATATCTACCTATATTGCTAGAAGCATGAATATCGTCTCCATACATGTTTACCATAGATATTTCAGTAATATCCCCATTATGGATAGCTTCTGCAATCTTATACCAAACTTCACCAGTAGGAACTTGTCTAACTACAATTCCATTTGGTGTATATGTATCATGCAGATATTCCATAAGATTAGTGTAATACTGTCTTTTAGCACGAGTAGGAGTTAGATCATTGTTGACAGATTCACTATTCCAAAATTCACGATATTCCCCTTGAGATTGCCACGGCCATACTTGGTAAATATACACTATTGTATCAGTATTATTGGTCAAGTTAATGAAGTTATCAATAGCCGTCTTATCTTGACCATAAGTAGATAATTGTCCTAGGTATGGTTGAAGTAAAACAACATCCCAAGCGTAATTTGTTAGGGCATTCGTATAGTCATCATAAGGGCTACGCTTCCAATTGATACCATCTGTACCTACCCCATTAGGGTTATCCCAAATGGAATTAAGTGATTGTGACGAATCCCCATGATAACCAATCGTTAAATCTTGGTTATGTTTATTGGCAATATGCTCAATTCCTAGCGTACTAGTAGGATTATTACCTAATCCATCCATAGTAAGAGAATTACCTATATGATAAGAACTAATCATACAGGCTAAAACAAATTCTATCATAATTATTTTCCTTCAAAAATAACACCACGTTCAATCAAGACTTCTGCTAACCGATCAGACTGTGCAGGTGTTAGCTCTACATCACTGAATTCACTAGAAGCTAATGTTAATCGAATCGCACTAACCAACTTATCCACCTTTGGCTTCATAAACTGGTTCATTTCTTTTTCAACTTTAACCAAACTCCCAATGAACTCACTAAGATTATTTCTACTAAAGTCTAATTCGCTAACAGTTCCATCTTCAGTTTGAACTGCTATTTTCACCATTGGGACCCAAGTACCATCATTACCGAGTATTTTGCTGTACCCGTGAGCCATGTTAGTTACTTGCATTACTATTCTCCTTAAATTTTTTTGCTAGTTTTTGAGCGATCTTTTCTTGCTTCTTTTTCTCTTTAAGAGTTTGTTTTAACTGCTTAGATGTTTTTTTCAACATCTTTCTTAATTGTTTTACATCACTAATATGAACCATACATGATGGCTGTCCCGGAGTCCAATATCTAATGATACTTGTTTCCGTATCAAATGTTGATCCAATTAAATGGGCATCACCTTGCGGCATTGATTTCTCCTTCTAATAAAATGGTATTCAATTCACTCAACATACGCTTTAATTGGCTATCTGTCAGAAAGACTTCTGATTCTTGATGTTCTTCTAGATCAGCCGAGTCATCAATATCTGATCGAATTGTAATACCCTCTAAGCTAACTCTCTTCTTAGTTGGGTCTGTTGCTAGATGAGTAATAAGCAAACTGTGTACTCGTTCTGTTTTCATCTTAATAACAATTTCAGGAGTGCTACCCTCAGCAGGTGAAACAACTGATTTACCTTCTTGTAGTTGTTTCAGATCATCTTGTTCAAGTTCAAGTAGAATTTTACTCATTAACGATAACTCCGCATGGTTTACCATTAGTAAAAATGTATTCTGATAGTAATGTACCAGCACTAACATAAATATTACCTAAACCTATAGATAAAGGTAATTCTTGAGCAGGTACTACTGCTGAAGTAATGACATAGTAACCTTGAAATTCATCCTTCGGTGTTACTACTTTACCGATAAGATTTTTGTCTTCTTCAAAGTCTTCAAAAATATATGGACGATATGAGATAGGCTTTTTCACTCTCAATGAAAAGTCATCATTCATATCACCATATTCATCAAAATAGTAAATACGATGAGAGTCTAAGTCAGAATCTACAGCACACATATCATCTTCTGTAAAAACATAAAGTTTACCTTCTTCAGCTTTTACAAGAACACAATCAATTCGATTAGTGGGGTCCCCTGTCTCAATAATCTCGTATCCAGTTTTCCAATCTTTAGTTAAATCCAATTTCTCACGTTCACCTGCTACTGTGCTTTTCTTTGGTGCTTTCTTCTTAGTAAATGACATGTTCAAACCTTTCTGTTAGGTTTATTGACCTAACCAATACTTGAGTAATCCTAGAACCACTACAAACAATACGCCGATAGCTACAGTTTTCTTTTCGGCACTATCCATTCCTTTCTCCAGAAAAAGAAGTATTGCAATACACTAGTAAAGTAGATAAATTGTCTACTATTAGCAATACGTTGTCAATTCTTTTCTGGGAGAAAGAATGCACTGTGAGCATAAACAGCTAACTAAAGCCGGATTTAAGGGAAATTCCCGTAGATTCGTCTGCAAGGATTGCGGTAAGAATCTTTCTGATGAGTACAATAAACTAGGAAAGATTTCAGATTCTCAATTGCTGAAAATACATAATTTCTTAGCTGAAGGAGATAGCTACACTCAAATCAGAAAGAAGGTGAAAATTTCTGTAGCTACAATAACGCGGATCATCAATGAGTTACGTGAAGAAATCTATTTTGTTTCTAAGTATGCGGACTACTCGGCACAAGAAATAGCTGATTTACTTATCATGGATGTTCGCTTAGTTAAAAGGATTTGGGAATACGATTGTCAACTTAACCAAAGAGGATAGTATGATTACTGTTAGTGCAAAGTCAGCAAGAGAGTTAAAGAAGTATCCTTACATTCCGGTGTGTACTACTCTCTGTACTCAAAATGGACCGGCTGAAAGAACAATCTGGTATGACACTCTAGCTAAAGATCGAAACTTGCTAGAAATCTACATGGTTAAATTTGAAAAAGTATATTTTAACCTTCTTGAAAATCCTGCTCCTATGAGCCTTGTCGAATTTCTCAATGCTGTTCAAGTAGGTAGATTTATCCTAGTTGGTATACAACCAGAACCTAATGCAGAGGTAGTTGCATGAAACTAACTGAAGAACAACATGATGCAGTAATAGCACAAGTTGAAGGGGGAGTATCTAAATGCCGTTGTGGTAAGCCTACCCATCCCTGTTATGGGTCTAGGTGTGAGGATTGCTTTGTAGATGCTTACCCTATATTTACTGGTGGTATGTCATATAGACTATTAAGCTATAATTCTACAGGTTTGGGTGGATATCTGGCACCTGGATTACAAGTAGATCGTAGATGGAACCGTACTGCTACACAAAGGGAATCCTAACACCTACGCTTCTTAACTGATTTCTTCTTGAGGGTATTACTGATTTCTTTTTGTGGATCATCAAAGAACACAACTAGAGCAGTAATACCCTCTTTTGTTATCGTCTTACATAATTCCGCGATAACTATTTGGGATTGTTTGCGAGTCATCGCATAACCTTGCTTAACAGCATCTTTGTAATCTAGGAATGGTCCCTTAGTAATTTTACCTCTGTTGTATTGTACAGTCTGATAAGTTCCACTCTTTACGATACGCACTATTGTTTTTTTAATGATAGGTTTCATCTTCTTCTTTTCTTTGTACCTTTCTTCACAGGCTTCTTTCTGCTGATAGCCTCTAGGAACTGTTGATGCTCTGATTGCTTTTTAGGATTCGGTACTCTTCTTTTTACTGTTTTCTTTCTATAGGGACGGCTGTATTCGATGAGGATATTCGCATACCCCCCTGGTGTTACCGGCAATCTCTCTGTGATTAGCTTATCTATCTGGCGATCATCAACAAATACTTCACCTTTGAGAGCATCTAGCAAGCCTTTGACGAAGTTATCAATGTCATACTCTCGTTTGTCGTATCTCGATAGACCTATGTAGATTTTCAATCGCCCCTTTAGTGGTTCATATTTCTTTCCCAGAAAAGAGGGTAGGACTTTGTGAACATACTCCTTATAGGCTCTACCTTCGGCAGAGAGTAGATATCTCCCTTTCCACATTCGATAGTAGCAATTGATAGAAGGGGGGTATTCTAGTGTGAGATTGATTTGATTCATTTAGCATCCGTACTTTTCTGCAAGTTCAACTAGTGTTCTAGGATGTACTCCTTTGTAGTGATTCAATCTATCTATGAATTCTGTTTTGATACCTAGCTTGTGACACATTTCCAAATCACCGAATTCTTTATTAGCGGTAACATGGATAACATCTTCTTTGGATAATCCCATCATAGTATAGGGAAGCATGTAGGCTTCCGGTGAATGAGGCTTATAGACTTGGATTGATTCTAAGGGAATGAGAGCATCAAAGACGATCTTGTTACTCCGGCATTGCATAGCTTGTAGAGCTAAGGGATTGTTAGAACAAGTAACAACTAGATTCTTTTTGCGTAGTCTCTCGATACCACCTCTAGAATCTAAATGAGCGGGTAACATACCCCAGGTATCAGGATATACCCAAGGATACCACTTCTCTAGGTTAATGAGTTTGATAAATGAGTTTGATATAGGCATGTATCTCTTTAGGGTTTACTCCATTGAGATTAAGAACAGTGCCATTCAGATCGAATTGAAATAGTTTCATAGTAAGGTTCCTTTCTGTATCTAGCTTACTAGAAAATGTCGCTAGATGGAACCTATTTATATCTGCTGGATTTTTACACTCAATGAATCCCTTTAAGGTTAAAGGTACTTAGATGGGACCCTAATTATAAATTACTATAGATGTTATACCCTAGTAGTGTATATTGATTAGTGGTGGTTGGTTTACACTACTGAATTAAAACCACTGGTATGCCCCCGTAGTTTGAATATACACCCACTATGGGACCCGAGAACTTCTCCGCTAGGGTAGACCTATCAGTGTGAATAATCTAGTGCATTCTATCTAGTATGTATTGATCAATGTATATACTCTAGATAGTTCTAATCAGTAAGAACCCCCTAGGTAATTCCCTCTAGGTAGAAAATACTACACCTTCCTTACTAATGAACATTTGTACAATGATTAGAAAACACTGGTGTAAAAGGGTTAGTGTGAAATGATCATAAGCTAGATATCGGATGATTCACTAGGGGTTACATACTACTTCTGATGTTATTACCCCATATTGTGTAGATTGCAAATGCAAACCTATTGCAAATACAATGAAATTGCCCAAATAATTTCGAGAACGCTAGCAGCAAAAAACAGCAAAAAAAACAGCTATTTCAGAACAATTTCAAGCTAGATATCAGTTTAATCCGATAATGGTATAGACATTCTGTCTATATCTGATTACCTTGAACCGTAGGTTCGGTAGTTATTCAGTCAGTCACAAGGAGTCCTAAGCATGTCAGTTCTATTCGGTAATCATAGCTTTCGTTTGATTGGTGTTCCGTGTCGTTCATTCTCCAGCAAGTTCTGTTTATGGATTGACGGGAAGCTAATCGGAGTCTATTCACGTTCTAGGGATGCTATTCGCCGATATCGTCAGCTATTGAGAAGTTCTGATTGGTGGAAAACAGAACAGCCTAATGGTATGCGTTTGCCAGCGTTCATCGAAACCAAATCAGGTGATTCTGTGAAGTTCTTATCAGGTATCGGATTTACAACTAAAACCTCTGATTGCACAAATCGGTTCTACGTTTAATAGAGGTTCTGTTCTCAATTCAATTCAGCAAAATGAGGGTCAAAAACATGAAGTACTACATGATACAGATCGACGAAGTGGCTGGCAATGAATTCCGTGGTGTGGTGGACGATGCCACCTGCATCGAAGAGGCCATGGCTGGTTTTGGTGGGACCGCCGATGCTTTCACCGAAGCAGAGTTCGCGGATCGTTACACCGAAAGCCCAGCTAGTTGCCGCCGCGGCGACAGCCTCACTAGAAAGGATGGCTGAAATGCGGCGGATTAGATTTCGAGGATTCACCATTTAAGAAAATAATCTGTCTCATCAGCACAAGGAATAAACCATGTTAGAAACCAGATATTTTGTTGAAGATAGAATCAGCGGGGCTAGATTGTGTGATTGCCTAGCTGACGATACGACTATTAAGCAATTGCTTGAACGGTTCACAACTAATGCCTCTGTTTACCTCTACTCAATAGATGAGAACCAGCAATTGGTGAATAACTCTTTAGCTGGTCAAACTAATTCAATTGGTGCAATTTGGATCAATGAGAATTACCGCTAATCCTCTCACACAATCGAAACCTCTAGCAATTCAGATATCACCTAGCACAAGGAATTTACTATGTCAGATACAATCAAATCACTGGTCAAGATGCTCAACGTATCGACCCCTATCATTGCCTTAAATAGCTACGATCAGCCTCACACAATCACTCTTATCTGTGAAACTATCTGTGATAAACCTCTCATCGGCTGGAACATAGCCGATGGTTTCTATCCCCTGAATTCTTTAGGGGAAT